CCGGGTGGGCGGTGCATCGAGTGGTCATCTCGGACCTGCTCGTGCACGGGCAGGTGGGAGTGATCTCGCGGATGTGGTATCGAGTGGGGCAGTTTCGTTCGCCGTCTACTAGTGCGGCCGTGGACTCGTATCTGGCGCTGGCTCGGGCCGCGTGGGACAAGGCTGATGATGAGGACATCGTGGTCCTCGGGTACGAGGGGTTCTCGTTGCAGATGCTCTCTTCGGACCCGGCGTTGCTGGAGCCGGTGCGGTTCGAGGCCGTCCTGCACGATCGACTGCGGGGGAGCGGGGTGGTGGCGGAGAGACAGATGCCGGGGGAGCGGTCCATCATCACGGATGCTCGGTTGCGGTTGTGGGGGCTGTGGCAGCCGGGTGTGGAGCATGGTCGAGATGCGCAGCGGCACGGCTTGGCGTTCCTGCGCCGGTTCGCCGGTCAGGAGGCGTTGCGTAAGCGTCTCGGATGGGAGGGGTAGGTCGTTACTTTTACTTTCATCCTCCTCCCGGTGCTGGGGCCTAGCACTGTCAAAAATCCGCCCCTCACGTGCGCGGGTCGCGACACGCGCGACGCGTGAAGAACCGAAAAAAGAAAATCCGGCCAAGCCAATACGCGTCTCGTCTAGGAAATCAAAAGTAATGAAGAGTCGAGTCGTAGGTGTATAGGTAGTAGAACCCCATAAGTAATTACGGAAAGTAAAAGCATGCTAGGCTGTGGGGTATGGGAAAGCAGATAACTACGTACCTGCGCGGGCCGCTGGTAGACGCGTATGAGAAGGCTCTCGAAGGAGAGGGTCAGAGCTCATATCAGCTGCTTACGCAAGCAGTGCGGGAGTTCCTGGCGTTGCGTGGCTACATCGCACCGGCGCCTAGGAAGGTGGCTGTTGTCGGTCCGGAGAAGGAGGTGTACGAGAGGGAGCTGGACCGACAGGCCGACTTCGTAATTCGAGACAAGGCGCTACTGCGGCGCATTGAAGAGAAGCTTCGGGTAGAGCAGGAGGGAGTTTCCAAGGTCGGGCTTCGGCGCAGGCGTAGGCTTGCGAGGTAATGGCAATCGTCTTTTTTCCTTGGGGGTAAAAGTAATGTCACAACCAAGCAATCAGCCGAGCGAGTTCGGCGGGTACCCGGGCACGATTCAGCCGGAGCCGCACAAGCTCACAAGCGTCGAGGAAGCACGCCTGGCGCGGCGCGTTGACTCGGCTTCAGCGGAGGACAACATCGAGGCCGCTCGCGAGCGGGAAACGAAAGGCGAGTTCTGATGGTGGGCAGAAGAAGGCCCATGTATGCCACCACGTCGAACGGTAAACGGATTTTGATGGGAATGCAAAAGATCAGCCTATCTCAATTTATTCGGGAGTGGCTCACCGAGAGAGCTCCGCTTTTTGCGCTGCTGATAAGCACGGCGGCTCTTTTTGTGGCGGTGTTCAAGTGAAGGCGTGGCAGGTGCTGGCGCTCGGGCTACCGGCGTCTTTCATCGTGGGCACCACGCTGGCCTACTGCGCCATGATCGTCGGGGCCAGCTTCCTCGGGTCGGTGTTCGGATGAGCGACCAAGAGCCCGACGCGATGCAGCGGGCGCGGCTGGCCAACGGCGGGCGCGGTGAAGTGAACGCTGCGCCGGGCAAGTTTCAGCAGGCCGCGCAGGAGGCGCTCAAGCCGACGTATCGCAAGAAGCTCATGGACAACGGCCAGGCAACCCCGTCGTTCATGATCGTCGTATACGAGGGGTGGCGCAGCTGGATCCTCTGCACGGACATGTACGAGTGGGCGGCTGACCGGCTCATTCTCATCTTGGAGGAGGTTGAGGTGTCGTGGCCTCAATAAGTGTGCAGGTCACGTGGATGGATGGGCGGCGGGAGACCTATACCCGCGTAGAGAAGGCCAACCTGGACAAAGAGGGCCGCAATCTGCTCGTATATGAGCGCGGCGTGCTGACCATGGTCATTCCGCTGGGTAACGTGCGCCTGGTGGAGTACACGTGATTGTCAAGTACTGGGTCGTTCTGTTCGTGGCCTGGGCGGTGTGGGCTGTGGGCGGCTGGGCGGTGACTCTGCTGCTAGTGCGCCATATGCACAACGACGCGTTCAGCGCCATCGGCATTGCGGTGTGGCTGATGGCGAGCGCGGTCGGCGTCGGTCTGGGGGCTGGTTCGGTACTGGACAGATGGCGCATGCGCGGCCGGTAGACTACTGGCATGGGATGGACACCGAAGCGCACCAGCGGGGCGGGGTCGAGCGCTGGAGATGGCTCGGCCTCCCCCACCCCACCTCGTCGCAGGCGTAGCGCCGTAGTGGCGGCCGGAACGGACGACCTACCGGCCGCGCCGGTACGGCCTCCGGGTGGTGTGAACAATCAGGCAGGTTACGGCCGGGATGACAGGCCGCGTGACATCACCGTGCGCCTTGGCAAGCGGTGGAGCGAGATCGTAGGCAATGTCAAGGCGGGTGAGTACACCTGGGCCGAGTTCGTAGACGGCCTGGATGAGGAGGAACTGGCCCGTGGCCAGCTGAAAGACAAGAACGGCAAGTTCCAGGGGCGCCCGCCCACCGTGGTACCGCGCGAGTTCCTGCTGGCCTGCCAGCGGGAGATGAAGCGCCGTTTCGACGAGCTCTTCCAGAGCGACGTTATCCCCATCGCCAAGGAATACCTGAAGATGGCGCAGTCCAAGGACCTGAAGCCCGAGACCAAGGCGAAGATGTTGCAGTACGCCATGGAGCGGGTGTTCGGGGGCATCCCCAAGGACGTCACCATCCGTCAGGAGCAGCCGTGGGAGCAGCTCGTGGTTAACGTCATGGGCAGCGACGACGATCGGCAGATACCTCCGCATCTTCAGGAGCGCTACGAGCGCTACGAGGAGCGTAAGGGCGGGGATAACTTCGAGGAGTAGGGGGACGTGGTGGCTAGCGCGGACATGGAGACCGTTGTCACCTTCTTCGCTAATCCGTACCTGCGTTGCGACACTTGCGGCAGGCGCGCCGTGGGTATCGTAGGCGCGATGAATCAGGTGGTGAACCTACTCAACGGGCTCATCACCGTGACAGTTCCAGGCACGGCGCTCAACTGGCCGTGCTATGACCAGGCCACCCGCACTAGCGTGTGCGAGAACTGGACCAGCACCACCGGTTGCCAGCACGTGATGGCGGATCGGGCTCGGCACAGCAACAGCTTCACGTTCGAGGGAACGAGGAGGTGAGGTTATGGCAGGCAACAGCATCAAGTGTCCGCGTGTGTACCGTGCCCTGAGGCGGAAGGGCTACGGCAAGACCAAGGCGGCTACCATTAGCAACGGCCTACGCAAGAAGAGAGGACACTGCTAATGGCGCAGCCCGAGGAAGAGACCCCGGTAGAAGGCACCAAGACCCATGTCTACGAGATCAGGGTGACGGTGCCGCAGAGCACTACCCTGCCCGTTGACGAAGACGTGGTGGACGCGGTGCGCGGTGCGGTCGGTGGTAGCCTGCCTACCGAGGCCCTCCGCATCAGTGCCAGTTACGACGAGATCTAACAACAGACCCTCGGCCCCGTAGGCAGGCGAATGCGCCACCGGTACGTCCGGAGCGTAGAGCGACCAAGCGCGGGGCCGAGCTATACCTAGGAGCTAGGCGTGCTAACCGTTACCAAGTCGACCGTGACGGCCATTCTGCGCTGGGCCAGCGAGCACCCCGAGGTGGAGGTCTGCGGGCTCGTATGGGCTTCTGAGCGGCCTGGAGCCTTCCGTCAGACGGTGCACCCGCTGCCCAACATCCACCCGAAACCGCAGAACTACTACCGCACGGCGCCGAAGGACGTTCGTGAGGCGTTCGAGTTGATGGACGAGCAAGGCGGAGAGCCGTTGGCCTGGTATCACAGCCATCCGAGCGGTAAGCCGGACCCCAGTGTGGAGGACATGCTGGGTGCCATGAACACCGGCATGCATTACCTCATCGCTTATCCGGACAAGGAGCTGGCGGCCAAGATGCGTGGCGACCTGTTCCGCGAGGGGCCGCCCTGGCGCATCAGCGCGTGGGAGTGCATCAGCACTGGCGTGCTGGTCGAGGCGGAATACGAGGTGCAGGGATGAAGACCCTGATAGCCGTACTGGGCGGGGTAGTTCTGGGGGTCGTCGGGTTCGCAGCCTGGCTCATGTGGTACTTCCGGGACGTGATGAAGTGAGAACCGTTCACCTGAGCAAGCCGCGCTTGTGGCGGGAGCTCGGGTACCGGCCGAATCTGGCGCAGCGCAAGGTGCATCGGAGCCGGGCGCGGCACCGGGTCAACTGTGCGGGCAGGCGTACCGGTAAGAGCGTCAGTGGTGGGCGGGAGCTCATGCCGTGGGCCATCATGGCGCGGCACATGAAGCCGATGCTGGACCAGATAGGCGTGCGCGCGGAGTACTGGATCGTGGGGCCTAACTACACGGACAGCGAGAAGGAGTTCCGCGTCTTCTACAACGACGCGCGGCGCATGGGCATGCCGTTCGACAAGCCCGGTACCTACTACGACCCTAAGGGCAACATGAGCGTGAGCCTGTGGGACGGGGCGTTCATCTTGCACGCCAAGAGCGGCGCGCACCCGGAGTCCCTGGTCGGTGAGGGCCTGCACGGCGTCATCATGAGCGAGGCGGCCAAGCTGAAGGAAAGCGTTTGGCAGCGGTTCATCCGACCCACCCTGGCTGACTTCGTGGGCGAGAGCGTGTGGAACACTACGCCGGAGGGCAAGAACTGGTTCTACGACATCTTTCAGCAGGGCCAGGACCGCAACCGTACGGACTGGGAAAGCTGGCGGCATCCGAGCTGGGTAAACACCAGTGTCTTTCGCAAGCAGACCACCCAGGAAGACGTCAACGTGCTCAAGGAGATGCTTGAGCGAGACCTGAGCGGGGTTGATGATGTCGTGCTGGCCGGTCTTAACGTGGACCCCGAGATCATCGCCATGGCCAAGGACCTTACCCCGGAAGCGTTCGCGCAGGAGGTCGAGGCCAGCTTCAGCGAGCACGTCGGGCGGGTGTTCAAGCGCTGGGATGAGGACAAGCACGTAACAGATCTGCCGTACAACCCGGAGTGGCCGCTCTACATCGCCACCGACTACGGCTACACCGATCCGAACGTGGCGCTGTTCATTCAACCCGGTCCGCACGGCCAGATCAACGTCATCGCGGAGTACTACCGCACGCACCGCACCAACGAAGAGTTCGCGCTTGACGTGCTGAGCGATCCTCGCCTGAGCTGGCTCGTGACCAAGGCCAAAGGCATCTATCCGGAACCCGCCGACCCGGGCGCCACCGAGACGCTGTGCGAGTACTGGCAGCTACCGGCCTTCGGCGGCACCCAGAGCGAGATCAAGCCGCGCATCGAGGCCATCGAAGCCAAGCTCAAGCACCGAAACGCGCATCTACCGTGGGAGCACGAAGAGCGGGTGCCCTGGCTGCGCTTCGACCGGAGCTGCACCTACGGCCGGTACGAGATGGACGCCTACAAGTGGCCGGACAAGCGCAAGCGCAAGGGACCCAACGGCACGGAGGTCCCGGAGGACAAGGACAACCACGTGCCCGAGGCGCTAGGGCGCTTCTTCGCTGGCCACGGGCTCATCAAGGGTACGCGCTCGAGGGTGAGCGATGCCCTCGGTAGAGGCCCCGACTCGGTGCGTAGGCGGCGCACGGCCCGGCGCCGGTAAGCTGGCGGCTAACGGCCATGTAGCGCCGTCGTGAAGGAGGACCAGTGTCACAGCCCGTAGCGTTCAGCCAGTGGTCGAGCGCGAGTCAGTTCGTCAAGACCCTGCCAGGCTGGGTGCCACCGACGCACCAGCAGCGCATCGCCGCGTACGGCATCTACAACGAGATTTACTGGAGCCACATCTCCAGTGAGTACAAGGTGATGAACCGTGGTCTGGATGCGGATGACCAGCCGGTGTACGTACCCAGCAGCCGCATCGTTGTCGACACTATCAACCGGTACGTGGCGCCCAAGCTCACGTTCAGCGTCGATCCGGCCACCGGGACGGAAACCAGCCAGCTCCAGGCGCGCCAGGCGTTCGAAGCGCTGTTCGCTCGGGAGCGATGGGGCAGCCGGTACAACGCGGCCAAGCGCGACGGAACCATCAACGGAGACTGGGGCTGGCACATCACCGCCGACCCCGCCAAGGAGCAAGGCAAGCGCCTGAGCATCGTGCCGTTCCGGGCGGAGAGCTACTTCCCGGTGTTCGAGGACGAGATGGTGCTCGGCGGGGACCCGGACAAGATGGTCATGGTCGTGCTGGCCGAACAGGTACAGGTCGGGGAGGACACGCGCGTCCGCACGCAGCGTTACGTCCGCCAGGAAAACGGCACCATCGCGAGTACCGTCGACCTGTGGGAGCCGGACAAGTGGTTCCTGTGGGGGTACGCCGATGACGACGCGGACCCCGTCGAGGTAATCAGCCCTCCCACCCTCCTTCCCGCAGGTATCACGGCTTTCCCGGTGTATCACGTGCCGCACCGGCCTAGCGTGGGCGAGACGTTCGGTAGTAGCCCGATGCGCGGTCTCGAGGTGCTTCAGGCGGCCCTGAACCAGGGCATGACCGATGAGGACCTGAGCTTGGCGCTCATGGGCCTAGGCGTGTACGCCACGGACGTGGCCGGTAGTCCACGTAACGACCAAGGGGAACTGATCACCTGGCCCATCTACCCTGGTGCGGTCATCGAAAACAGCAAGGGCTTCCGCAAGGTGGAGGGCTTGACCGGCCTCCAGCCGTACACCGACCACCTCGGTCGCCTGGAGGGGTACTACGGGGACGCTACCGGCGCCACGGACGCGGCGCGCGGGCGGGTGGAGGTGCAGGAGGCGGAGAGCGGGGTGGCCCTGCGGCTGCGGCTCGGCCCGACACTGGCGTTGGCGGAGGATCAGGACGCCATCATCCTGGACGTGCACGCTCAGATGTTCTATGACCTAGTGCAGATGTGGTTCCCGGCCTACGAGCAGCTCAACTTCACGGACGTCACGGTCAAGCCGGTGCTGGGGGACAAGCTCCCCGTAAACCGCAAGGAAGAAGTGGAGATGGTCAACGGTCTGGTGCTCGGGGGAATCCTCAGTGCGGCCAGCGCGCGGCAGTACCTCGTCAAGCGTGGCTTCGCAGATCTGTTCGACCCGCGCGAGGGCGAGCTGGTGCTCGCGGAGAAGGTCGCGAACTCGGCGGCCGAGCAGGGGGACAGCGCCCTCGAGGGCCGGGAGAAGGACGAACTGGCCGACGGGGACGTCGATGAGTGACGAAGAGGACCGCCGAAGCAAGAGCGCACAGCTTTCCAGGGCCATCGAGGATCATCTTGCTGCCGCCGGTGAGACCGACATGCTGGGCGACTGGATCGTCATCGCCAGCACGGTGACCGTGGACAGGCAGGGCGACCCGGTAGCCCGGTATCACATGGCCTTCAGCGGAGGCAGCATGCTGGACCATCACGCGCTCGGACTTCTGGCCAAGGCTGACGAGCTTTTGAGCGATGGGACTATGCGGGAAGAAGAAGGCTGATGGCTCAGCCTCTTCCCAAGCCGAATCAGCCACTCCTGGACGTGCTGAAGCTGAGCGGTACCACCATCTCCGAGATGAATCAGATGCTGACGGACGGCGCGCAGGAAGCCGAGCGGCTCATCCCCAAGCTGCTCGAGAAGCACACCACCGGTAGTCAGGTGAAGGCGGCTCAATTGCAACTGGTGTTGCGCGAGCTGAAGGTAGCGCAGTCGGCTCTGTGGGGCGATCTGGGCGCCGTAACCCGCTCAGGGGTAGAGGCGAGCGTACTCCAGGCCGCGACAAGCGCAGAGGGCGTTCTGCTGCGAACGTTCAACAAGCACGGCATTCCCACGAAGGACTATCTGGCCAGCCTGCGCGAGCAGGCTCGGCAGGGCATCCAAGCCGTGCTGGCCAAGGCTCAGAACGGTATTCCACTCAGTCGCGCGGTGTACAAGACGCAGGCGCTGGCGCAGGGGCTCGTGGACCGTAAGCTCAAGCAGGGCCTCCTGCTCAACATGAACGCCAAGGCCATCGCCAAGAGCGTACGGGACCTCATTGACCCCAAGGTCAAGGGCGGGGTCAGCTACGCCGCGCATCGGCTAGCCAGGACGGAGATCAACAATGCCTACAAGACCAGCCAGGAGAACCGCTACGCCGGAGAGCCCTGGACCCGTGGCATGCGGTGGAACCTCAGCGGCAGCCATCCCGCGCCCGACATCTGCAACGCCCTGGCCTATCGAGACGATCATGGTCTCGGAGAAGGCGTCTACCCAGTTGGTGGTCGGCCACGTAGTCACCCTAACTGCCTCTGCTATCTCACGCCGGAGCAGCTGAGCGAGGACGACTTCATCGACGCGTTCGTGGCGGGCGAGTACAACACCTACCTCGACGAGCAGCTGTACGGGTACGCTCCGAGAGAGGACCTGCCATGTCCGTGAGCAACAACAGGCCGTGCCCCACCTGTCAAGGACCTAACCGACAGACCACCGACATGATCTGCCGTACCTGCCTGACCAGCCACAGCCCCGAGTCCTGGGCCTGGTGGACCATCGCAGGCGACGAGCTGATGAAGATGCTCTACCGTGTCCAGAACGGCGACGAGCCCGGCATCGTCTACACCGAGGCGTACGTCAACTCGGATCACGAACGGTGATGCCCGTGATCACGTATCGATGCACGTGGTGCAGTCGCGTGCGGCTGTGGCTGCACGGGCTCCTGGTCTGTACGTGGTGCGACCACGCGAACAGCATGCCGAACGCGGACCAGGTGGAGAGGCCACCCGATGCCCGTTAACTTCGTGAACCCGTACTCGGGAGAACCGGAGCAGACGTGCAGCGTCAGCTTCGGCGCACAGACTCAGCTCGCGGACGCCGTCGGCAAGCCGCTGACCGAGGCGGAGTTCGGCAAGGGCAAACTGCTGGGTGAGTGGGGTGTCATCAAAGCCAAGCTTGCCAAGAAGGAGATACCCGACGGAACCAAAGTGCTCAGCTACGAGAACGAGGCGCTGGGCAGTCGAGGATTTCTGTTCATAAAGAACGGAGAGCTGTGGAAGACCACCTACCATCCGAAGCTAGGTAGGAATGTATCTCCTACAAAGGCAAAGCAGGGCGAGCTGTTCATTAACAGCGGAATCTACAAGGTCAGCATCCCGCAGGCGGTAGCTCCGGCCAACCAGCAGAAGCCGGAGGCCGTTGACGTAACCCCGGACTACATCACGAAGATTGCGCTGGCAGACGTCAAGAAGTTCAAGGACGGCCAGGTGTTCGCGGTCAAGGCCACCGGAGAGTTTGTTCGGTGGAACGCCAAGGATTCCGGGTTCTTCGAGCATGTGGTGCCGGACCCCAGCGGATACGGCAACGTCGTTCAGAAGGAGTTCGTGTTCTTCAACGACGAGGTGAAGAGCGGGCAGGGCTGGCTCGTGCCAGATGGCAGCAGCACCACTCCGAGCGCAACCGCCAAGAAGGTGGCTCCGCCGCCGACCAACCTTACGGCACCCATCGCCTCTCCCACCCCCGCCCCTCCCGTGCAGTCTGGAAGTACTAGCCCAGGCAGCATGAGTCACGAAGACGTGGCGGCCATGTTCGTCAAGATCAAGGACGACCTGGCTAAGGAGAAGGGGCTGAATATCAAGGGGGCCAATGCCGCGCTAGACGAAGAGGTGTATAAGGCCATCGGGGGCGCTACCGGCTACACTCCGGTAGAGGTCAAGGCCAAGATCGATGCATACAAGGCGGCCGGTAACAAGCTCAGCGCGCTGAAGAAGAAGGTGCTGGCGGGCACGTACAAGGTTCCGGAAGGCAAGGCGGTACCGGCTAAGCAGTCGGCGCCGAACAGCCCGCTGGCCAAACCCACGACCAAGGCCAAGGCGCCTGACCCCAAGCCGCATGGCGTGCCTACGGTGGCTACGCCGAAGCTGACCGAGGCTATCAAGGTCGAGGTCAAGCAGGCGGTGGAAGCCAAGCCTGCCAAGGTGTACAGCGATGAAGACGTGGCCAGTGCGTACATCATCGCCAAGGACGCCATCGTGGCGAACAACACCAAAGGCTGGACGCTCTACACCAAGAATGACGAGTTCGATCTGGAGATAGCTGTCCAGGTGGGGCTCAAGACGGGGCTGAACCCGGCTCAGCAGAAGGCGGCTATTGCCAGCTACCTCGCCAGCGGCAAGAAGCTGAGCACGCTCAAGAAGCAACTCGCCAAGCAGGGTGCCTTCACTCCGCAGGCGGACAGCTTGAAGAAGAGCGGTACGGCTAAGACTGCGGCGGAGAAGAAGGCGGAGGTGGATGCCAAGGCGGACGCGGGTTACACCCCCACACCCACGATCACCACCCCGGCAAAACCGGCCACGAAAGCCAACCCTTCTGGTTCTCCGGCCGTAGATACGGCCAAGCCACCACCCAAGGCGGCGGAGAAAGACTATCTGGGTTCTGGCGACCCCTCTTGGATGATGGACCATAACAAGTCCAGCATCTTCACCAGCTTCAAGCTGGACCAGGGGAACAAGGCATGGCTCAGCGGCTCTGCCATCGATAACTATGAAGCCATTCTCAATACGTACGAGAAGTTCAAGGACTTCGCGTGGGTAGACAAGAGCTTCAGCCTGCTACAGGTCCTTCGCGTTGTAGACGAGGAGGGCGCTAAGAAGGCGGGGGTGGCTAACGGTCATCTATTCGAGAAGAAGATTGTCGAATGGCTGACCACTCCGGCTGGCACTCAGGCCATCAAGGACCTGGAGCATAAGAAGGCCAAGGAAGCTGTCGCGAAGGCGGCCAAGGAGGCTAAGACCAAGGCGGAAGCTGAGGCCGCCAAGAAGCTCATGGCTAATCAGCCGCCCCTTCCGGCTGACAGCGCATCTTTCCAGGAGATGACTCCGACCAAGGCTCTGCGGTTTCAGGAAAGAATGCTTGCGGCTAAGCCGTTCGGCAGTGGGGAAAAGACCGGCCTCCGGCACTACACCGGCGATGCGTACATCGAGATGAACAGCTACCTGCGCGGGCAGTCCACCAGCATCGGCACCACGAGCAAGCGGGCTATTGACCAAAGCTCGCGGGGTATGCGGCCTAGCCCGGAGCCGATGCTGTTGCGGCGCGGTACTGGATTCATTCAGTTCGGGTCGGACGTTAACGCCAATACCATCTGGGGCATTACCGGCAAGACCTTCGAGGACAAGGGCTTCCTCAGCACTAGCGCAGCCGGGAAAGCGGCTTTCGGTGGTCAGGTGGCCATGGAGATCGAGGCTCCCGCCGGAACGCCTGGTATGTGGGTGGACAACTTCAGCAAGCATCCCGGTGAGAACGAGTGGCTTCTGGATAAGGGCACCAAGATGAAAGTTCTAAACGTGCGCAAGGAAGGTAACACGTTCGTCGTGCGACTTAGGGTGGTGAACGACTGATGGCAGACAAGAAGGAGCTCACGCCGCTCAGTGATCCGGAAAACGTGATGATGGTAGATGTCACGCCGGAGGAAGAGCAGGGCATGAGCGTAGAGGACGCGTACCGGCATCTCGCCGGAATGCCACCCGCACCAGTAGATGTGGAGGCGGAGGAGTAATGCCTATCACCAAGAAAGACATCATCATTCCCCAGTCTGGAACTTTTCGACTGGTAATTACGGTTGTTGGTGGGCCGCCCAGCATGAGCGGTTACACCGGCGAGATGCAAATCCGCAAGACCAAGGTAAGCGAGGAAACTCTGGCCGAGGTGGACCCCACTTGCTTTTTGGTGGACGACCTGAATAGGCAGATCGTACTCGAGATACCAGACGAGGATACGGCAGCCTACGATTGGTCCGGCAACGCGGTGTATGACCTGTACATCGAGGGTCCTTCCGCTGATCGCTGGCGGGTGATTCAGGGCCTAGCGTTCCTGGACAAGACAGTAACGAGGGAGGACTGAGATGGTCGCCGCTAGCGACATCAAGATCAAGTACAGCGTGGTTACCGGCTCGGCGGGTAATAGCACGACCGGTACTGCGGCAGGTAGCCTCGGTAAGTACGTCAGCACCACGGAAGCCGCCGGGAGCACTAACGTCTTCTTCGACGACGTAAGCAGCTCGGAGGCCAGCGCCGGGGACACGGAGTACCGGTGCGTGTTCGTACACAACGCTCACGCGACGGACAGCGCTCTCAACGTGCAGGTGCAGGTCGTGAGTGAGGTGGGCGGCGGCGGTGTGACGGCTGCGGCGCTGGACAACATAGCGGCCAGCGCGGTAGGCAGCAGCAGTGCTCAGGCCGCCCAGGTGGCCGATGAGAACACCGCCCCGAGCGGGGTGGGCTCCTTCGGTACTACGGCCCTCGGCATCGGGACGCTGGCGGCGGGTCAGGTGAAGGCGGTGTGGCTGCGGCGCACCGTGAGCGCCAGTACTGCGGGGATGACGGGGGATGGCTTCACTCTCCGCGTTACCGGCGACGGCTGATAACGAAGGATTGGAGGCAGGGCAATGAGCGACACCATCTTCGGTGCTGAAGTACCGGCGCTGAACAACCTTACCGACGGGGCCTCTTACTGCCTTGCCACCAACTTCATTCCGGCGGTAGCTGGTAACGCCACTCACGCCAAGTACCCGTTTCCAGACTCTGCAGGTACGGGCTACACCGCCTCTATCTATCGAGTATCGGACGGTGTCCGGCAGGGCTCGGTAGCCACATTCAGCGATACTAATCCGGGCTGGCGCACGCAGGCTTTTCCGGCCCCGATACCGCTATCCGCCGGGGTGGAGTACCAGATCTCGATATTCATCCCGGATAGGTATCAGGCGACTACGGGTTATAGCTGGCCGAAGGTCAGCGGAAACCTAACGGCCAGTGCGGACAATGGCTGGCTGGCCATCACTCCGTCTTCGAATACCTTCGCAACTATCGAGAGCGGTAATGCGGCCAGTTACTTCGCCGACATCGTGTTCGAGCCCAGCTCGGGTACGCCGTTCACCAAAGACGCCACGGAGCGCTACCGGGTACTTAACTCGTTCACGAAGAACCAGACGGAGACGTTTCGGGTACTGAACGGCTGGACCAAGAACACCGCCGACAGCTACCGCGTGCTCAATGCGTTCACCAAGAACCAAGGAGACACGTACCGCGTCCTGAACGGGTTCACCAAGGACGCGCAAGACCGGTATCGAGCGCTCAACAGCTGGACCAAGGACCAAGCCGATACTTACCGGGTGTTCAGCACGTTCTCGAAGGACGTCACGGACACCTGGACGGTGTTGAGCACCACCGGTTTCGTGAAGGACGTGGCTGACCACTGGCGGGTGTTCAACCCGTTCGCCATGGAGGCCGTAGAGAGCTACCGAGTACTCAATCCGTGGTCGGTACAGGAAGATGATGTCTGGCGGGTGCTTAACACCTGGCTGGTCGTCAAGGCCGACAGCTGGCGGGTCTACGCCACGTTCACCCGCGACGTGACGGACCGTTATCGGGTATACAGCGACACCATCCCACCCCCGCTCCCCGCAGGAGCAATCGCGTTTCTGGAGGACAGTGCGCGTTCCGTTCTGACTGCAGAAACGGTGCTGGCTCGCTTGGAATAAGGGTCGGGAAGAACGTACCCTGGATAGATGGCCGCTCGGGTATGCTGGGCGCAGCGATGGCACAGCGAGGCCAACTGTTAGGGCACGGCGAGGCCCGAAAACCCAGTAGAAAGCAGACCGCAATGAAGACGATCCAGTATGACCAGCTGAAAGAGGACGGAATGCCGCATCAGGACTTCGGGATCCTGCTCTCGCCACTATTCACGTGGCGTGGCAGGGACGTCTACCCGGTGTTCGGTGCCGAAGGGGACGACGACGGTGGCGAGGAAGAGGGTCCGGACAGCGAGCCGGACGACGACGCCGACGACGACACCGGGAAAGGCTCCGACTCCGACAGTTCGGACACGGTAAGCCTGGAGAAGTTCGAGGAACTGCGCAGGCAGCTCAGCGCGAACGACAAGGCGCGGGCCGTTCTGGAGAAGCAGCTCAAGGACATCAACGACGCCAAGAAGGACGAGCTGACCAAGGCCACCGAGAGGGCCGAGGAGCTCGAGAAGACGGTCGGGGAGCAGGCCAAGGAGCTTGCCAACCTCCGTCTCCAGAACGCCTTCTTGAGCGCCGACACCGGCATCACGTGGCACGACCCGGCGGATGCACTCGACATCGCCGAGCGTCGGGGGTATCTGGCCGAGGTGGTCAGCGAGGACGGCAAGGTCGACGCGGCCAAGCTCGCGGTCAAGCTCAAGGAGCTGGCCAAGAACAAGCCCAACCTGGTCAAGGACTCGGACGGCTCCGGCGGGGACAAGGGTAAGGACAAGGACCAACAGCTTCCTTCCGGCAGACCTGTTGGCAGCAAGGGCGGCAAGGGCGGCGACAAGGACACCAAGGTCCCGGACCGCTACGCGAAACACTTCAGATAGTAGGGAGGGCAGTAGCCATCGCACGTTACGACAAGTACGAACCGCTCAGTGGCGGCTTCCGTGCCCCGCTGAACATCGACTGGCCGAGCGCGGACCTGAACAAGGTCGTCCCGGTCAGCCTGAACACCAGCGGGAAGATCATCAAGGGCACCAGCGGCCAGTCCGGCTTCGTGGGCATCGTGTGTCTCACGAAGGTGGTTCGCGCCACCGACATCGTCGACGTGATGCAGGACGGCGAGGTCGTCGAGCTCACTGGCCTCATCGCTGGGCAGCGGTACTTCGCGTCGGCCGATGGCACGACCCTGGTCCCGGCGTCCGGCACCATCACTGGCCTCCAGATGATCGGGTGGACCGTCGAGGCCACCCGCATGATCGTCCGGTGCCAGACCGGCAAGAACATCACCTGAGAGGGGTGACCGAATGACCACGCTTCAGATCCCCGGCACTGGCCGTCTGGTGCTCCCCGGCAGCATGGTGGACCCGGCTCGCCGGATCCGTGGCGCCATCAACCTGCTCGCCGACCCCGGCTTCCGGCGCGAGCTGGGCCTCGAGATCGCCCCGTTCGGTGGTAGCCAGCCGACCGGTTTCCACACCGAAGGCGACGTCATCCGCACCACTGTGGATGGCATCGACACTAACACCCTGTGGGCCGAGTTCACTCGGGTGCTGGATGCCCTGCGGGAGCAGCGCCAGCCGCTCATCGATCTGCTCACCTACACGGTGGTCCGGCCGTACGAGCGGATCCCGCAGGCGGGCTCCAACATGAACTTCGAGAAGGCTTCGGAGTTCGGTGTCCCGGTCGCCGTTCGTACCGGCGTCACGTACTACTCGCTGGGCTTCGCCTTCGACTGGTACGACACCGGCGCGCGGTACACCTGGAAGTACCTCGCCGAGGCCGACGCGGACCAGATCCGTTCGGTGTTCGACACGGTGCTCGAGGGCGACCAGCGGCTGCTCTTCTCGGAGGTGATGCGCACGCTGTACCGGAACACCAACCGCATCACCACCATCGAAGACACCGACTTCAACGTCTACACCTTCTACAACGCGGACGGCACAGTCCCTCCGACCTACCGCACGAACACCTTCTCGGGTTCGCACACGCACTTCGTGACCAGTGGCGCGGCCACGATCACGAGCGGCGACCTGGACGAGGCTCAGGACGATCTGGCCAGCCACGGCTTCAGCGTGGAACAGGGCTACGTCGTCATGCACCTGGTCAACAAGCAGGAGTCGGCCACCATCCGGGGCTTCAAGAGCTCGGTCAACGGCGGTACCGCGCGCTGGGACTTCATCCCGGCACAGGGCACGCCGAACTTCCTCCTGCCGGTGCAGCTCCAGACCAACCAGAACGGCGTCCCGCAGCCGCCGAGCACGTACCGAGGCTTCAAGGTTCTGGGTCAGTACGGCGACGGCCTGATCCTGGAGAACGACTACTTCCCGGCGGGCTACGTCGTGACCACGGTCACCGGCGGCCCGGAGAACATCACCAACCCGATCGGCATCCGGGAGCACCGGCGGCGGGAGCTGCGCGGCCTGCGCATCGTCAAGGGTCGCAGCGACGACTACCCGCTCCAGGACTCGTACTGGCAGCACGGGTTCGGTACCGGCGTCCGCCAGCGCGGCGCCACGTACGTCATGCAGATCACGACCAGCGGCTCATACGCCGTCCCGTCGATCTACGCCTAGTCCGGAGCGCGGGGAGGCCGGTTCCATTGCGGTCGCTGGTCCTCCCCGCCCTCCCCATCCGCAGTAAGGAGGGTAGTAGAAGTGGCACGAGAAATCGACTGGTCCAAGCCCATCAGCGACGAGGACCGGGAGTGGCTCGAGCAGCGCCCGGACATGCCCGCAGGCAACGGCATGACCAACATTCAGCGCCTCGAAGCCAACGACGTCGAGAACGATCGGACCGAGAACACCAAGAGCCGGGCCGAGCGTATCGAAGAGCTCCGCACCGCTATCGCCAACGCTCAGAACGAACTCGAGCGGCTCGAGGTGGAGGAGGGAATCGCGGCTAACCCGAACGTGGCCAAGCAGGGTGACCCCTCCGTCGGCCTGGTGGTGGACAACACTTCCGTCGACGGGGACAACCCGGAAGGCGCGCCGGAGGGCAAGGAAAACTACTCCGACGAGAAGTACTGGACGGTCGCCAAGCTCCGCGAGGAGCTCGAGAACCGTAACCGGGAACGTACGGCGCAAGACCTGGATGCCCTCCCGACGTCCGGCAAGCGTGCCGACCTCGTCGAGCGGCTCCTGAAGGATGACGAGGAGCTGGAGGACTGATGGCCACCGAGGACCAGGTCCTGGAGCTGCGGGACCTCATCAACGAGACGGACGACACGGACGGATGGACCGACGAGAAGCTGTCGGCCATCATCGACGCCACGGACTCGATGAACTCCGCCGCCTCCCGGGCCTGGTACCTCAAGGCCGGTCAGTACGCCAGCCTGGTCGACGTCACCGAAAGCGGCAGCAGTCGTAAGCTCGGCGACCTCCGCAAGAACGCCGTGGAAATGGGTGCGCTGTACGCAGCGGCCGACGGCACGCCGGAACCGACCACCACCGATGCCCCGGTTGTCCGGCGTATTCGGAGGACGGTCGGATAATGGGGATCCGGCAGGCGGAGCTCGCCATGCAGCGAAGGCTCACCAAGGCGTTCATCGCGGCGGACTGGCGGTCCGTCGTGCTCATGCGCGCTGAGATAACAGAGGACGGCGCGGGCGGGTTCGTTACTGGCGAGCCCGCTCCGCTGCCCTCTCAAGTAATGCGACTGATAGCGCAAGGTAGTACCGGAGCTGACAGTAAGCAGCGCATGACGGCCAACGGGCAACAGGTGACTCCCGAGTACATCCTGCTCGGTCTTCACGACGCGGATATCCAGCGTTGGGATTCCTTCGAGCTGGACGGGCGCCGGTACGAAGTGGTTTTCGTGAACGAGAACCGGCAGTACGAAGCAAAAGGGGAGGTGGCCTACCTTGGCGAGTAGCTTCCGCTGGGACACCTCCAAGTTCGAGAACCCCAAGCACATGGAAAAGCAGCTGCTGCGGGCGGTGTTCGCAACCGTCAAGTACTGGGACGGGCCGATCGAAGCATGGATGAAGCACAACGCACCATGGAACGACCGCACGACCAACGCGCGTAACGGCCTGTTCGCCAAGGCGCAGCGGGAGGCTGACAAGCTGTTCTCCATCGTGCTCGGGCATATCGTGGACTACGGCGTCTACCTCGAAGACGGTACCGAGAACATGCGAGCTCGGCCCATCATTAGACCAGCCATGGACCTGTTCGGCCCCAAGGTGGTCAACACCTTGGTCCGCATCCTAGACAGGCTCGGCTGATGCGCGCGACGGTCCGCAACCTCATCCTCTCCACCCCCACCCTCCTCGCAGTCGTGCCTGCCGATCGCTGGTATGCCCCGGGTGGGGTCGTGGACTCCCCGCCGAAGCCTTTCGTGGTGCTCCGCTGGCTGGCGCCGGTTACCGGTAACGCCAAGAGCACGTTCGCTAAGCAGCTTCGTGTTGACGTGCACGACAAGCGTGGCTCGTACCAGAAAATCGAGCAGGTGCTCGGCAGTCCGGACAAGGGCACTGGCATCTACGGTCTGTTCTCCGCCGTGCATGATCTGGTCGGAGTGGACGGGCGCATCACCCAGATGGATTACCTGGGCCACTCTGGCGACCAGGAAGACGACACGTACATGACCAACTTCAAGTTCAGTAGTTGGCAAGTGATTGGAGTAGACCTGTGACGGACAACTTCGTGGCTCAGGAGCAGGAGATCGACGCGGACGAGTCGGTCGCTCCGGATGAACTGGCCCCCGAGGAGCCGGAGGAGCCCGCCAAGATCGAGTACATCGAGTTCGTCGGTCAGGAACCGTACGGCACGGAGTTCTACCGGGGCGAGCACGGCACGCACACCGTGTTCGCGAAGGACTTCAAGGAGTACCACGACCTCGAGCTCGGCAAGAAGGAGGTCGTGTGGCGCAAGGGGAAGAACGGCCGGATGCTGGTGCCGGTGACGGACATCACGCCGGAGGCCGCCGAGTACCTGGAGAGCGACCCAATGTTCAAGCGGGTCACGCTGTAGAACTGCGGTGCCCGGAGGGCATCAAGTTCGGAGAGCTGATCGGCCGCGAGATCGAGGTGAAGTGCCGTAGCAGTCGCTGCGGTGCGGAACCGGGGGTGGTGGTTCTTCACCGCTTCGACAGCAGTACAGGACAGGTCCTCGGGACCACCCGGTACCGGACCCTAGTAGTTGAAGGGAGTGACAATGGCAATTAACAACATCCGCCTCCCCTATGGCCTCCGGGACATCAAGGTGGCCACGCTGGACGGCGCAGGCGTCAAGGGAACCCTGGTCGACCTGCCCAACGCGCAGACGCTGGAGTTCCAGGAGGAGACGGAGACGCAGACGCTGCGCGGTGACGACACCGACGTGGCCAAGCGAGTCACCGTCAGTGGCGTCAGCTGGACCCTCGAGGCAGGCGGCATCCAGTTCCAGGCGATGGTCGTGATCGCCGGTGGTACGTACGCCACCACCGGGACCACGCCGAACGTCAAGAATACCTGGATTCGGATGGGCACGGACGCTTACCCGGACTTCTATCTGTCCGGCCTTGCGATGAGTGAGAGCGGCGGCAGTCACGCCACCATCATTCACCGCGCGAAGGCCGAGCAGATCTCCGGCAGCCACACCGACGGCGAGTTCTGGGTCAGCCACGCAGAAGGTACCGGCTTCGCCACCCTCACGGCGGCGGACGTCGGCAAGGTCTGGACCATGCAGGCCGACGAGACGGCGCTCAGCGCGGCGCCGTAGCAAGACCGGGGGCCGAGTATCGATGGGGAGCTCGGCCCCCACCTAACAACCGTTCACAGACGCCAAGGAGCGCAGAACAATGGCACAGCCCAACTTCTCCGACATGAGCCCCGCAGAGTTCGCAGCCTGGAAGGCGGCCAACACTCCGAACGCGGACGGCCAGCAGTACCTCACCACCCTCCCGGACTCCATTCAGCCGAACTTCCCGAAGCCGAACGGCACCGAGAGCGACAAGGACCCGTACGCGGTCACGGCCTGGGGCTCTCAGGAGTACGACTTCGTGGTCCCGAGCGGCCAGCGCTGCCGGATGAAGAAGCTCCGGCCGGAGGAGCTCATCGGCAACGGCCTGCTCGACAAGATCACACGGCTTCCGGGACTCGCCGACGACCAGATCAAGAAGGCCGAAGGCCAGCCGCCGTCTGCTCTCATCAGTGCCCTTCCCTCCAAGGAAGACATGGAGAAGGTTATCGAGGTTCTCGACGAGCTGATCCCGCTGGTCGTGGTCCGGCCGGTCGTTCTTTCGATCCCGAAGCCCGACGAGACCGGAGCTGTGCAGGGTCGCTTCGAAGGCGTCGTCTACACCGACGACATCGAGCTCGCCGACCGCATCGCCATCATGAACCGGGCGACGCAAGGCGTGAGCAAGATGGATAACTTTCGCGAAAAGTCCTGAGGCCCTGTTCAACGCCTGGTCGATGTCGAAAGCTATGAGCTGTCGGCCAAGTGCGGTGTACGGGCTGGAGCAAGGCAGCTTCGAGTCTTACGCGTTTGACAGCGCCGTGGTCCGATGGGGCAGTGCATTTGACGCAGCCCTGCAGGACGCCGTGCAAGGCGCCAAGAACGAGCAGGGGGCCGAGGCTGCACGCCAGCGGGTTATCAGGCGCTGGCTGCCATCTGAGCGCCGATACGCCGACCCTGCCAAGCGCGGTTCGGCACTGTAGGAACGGGAGCGGGGCATGGCGTACGACCTCGGCACTGCCCATGGCAAGATCGAGCTGAGCTATGACGGTGCAGAATCCGTCGACAAGGCCAAGAAGGACATCGATAGTGTCGGTGACAAGAGCAAGGACACCGACCGGGATCTTTCCAAGCTAGGGGCCACTCTCAAGGGTCTCGGCAAGGGCGCCAGCCTAACCTTCCTCACGGTGGGGATGACCAACGCGGCTGCGGGCGCTGCCGATCTGGTCGTCGAGCTTCTAGGGATCGTTCCTCAGCTCACGAGCATCGCCAGCTTGGCCAGCGCCCTCCCCGCTCTCTTCGCAGGCGGTGCTGCCGCGCTTGGTACGTTCAAGGCCATCACGGCAGGCGTCGGTGACACGCTCAAGGCAGCCTTCGATCCCAAGGGCGCTAAGAAGTTCGCCGAGGGGCTCAAGGAACTGAGCCCGGCCGCGCAGGAGTTCGCACGTGCGGTGCAGGCGAACGTCAAGCCTCTTCAGGAGTACCAGAAGTCCGTCCAGGAAGCCTTCTTCAGTGCCAGTGGGCTGACCAAGGCACTACCGGTGGTCAGTGACATCCTAGAGCAGTTCCGACCGCACATCATCGGAATGGCTCATGACTTCGGGGAGGTGACCAAGCAGGTAGCAGCTTTCGCTACCGAAGGGCGTACGGTCACCTTCCTCGAGGACAGCATCTCCACGTTCCGAGACGCGCTCAACAGCGTGCGGCCAGCCATCGAGCCCATCCTCACGGGCCTGCGGGCAGTGGGGGAGGTGGGGATGCCCCTGCTGCTCAACCTCGGTGGTGCGGTAGGGGACCTCGGCGTCAAGTTCGGCAACTGGCTGAACGCCATCGCTAGCGACGGTCGGCTCAACGAGTGGATAGATACGGCCATCGGGACGCTCAAGACGCTGGGCGGTATCCTGCAGAACGTCGGCAGCATCTTGCAGTCGGTGTTCCAGGCCGCCGGGCAGACCGGTGGCGGGCTGCTGCAAACCATCGAGAAGGTAACCGGAGCGTTCGCTACGTTCCTCAACAGTGCGGAGGGCTCGGCCGCGTTGCGCAGCCTGTTCCAGGGCATCAGTGACGTAGCCAGCCAGCTAAGTCCGGTCATCACTACGCTCGCGGGTGCTCTGGCCGGTGCGCTGGGGCCAGCACTTACCCGCATTGCCACCGAACTCGGGCCGGTGCTGTTGCAAGTGGTTCAGGCGCTGGCTCCAGCGTTCGCACCGCTGGCTAAGGCGATTGCCGACGTGGTCATCGCCGTTGCCCCCCTCCTCCCTCCCCTTGCGCAGGCTGTGGCGCTGTTCGCTCAGTTGGCGGCTGGTGCCCTGAGCTCTATTGCGAGCGAGCTGGGGCCGGTTATCGGCCTGCTCGGTCAGGGTCTCGTGAGCGTGCTCAAGGAGCTGGCTCCGGTTATTCAGCAGGCTCTCGTGCAGGGCTTGCCGCTTGCTGCTCAGGCTGGATTGGCGTTGCTCCAGGCGTTCCGGCCGCTGCTACCTGTCATGATCCAGTTCGGGCAGGTGCTGGCTCAGTCGCTCATGGACAACCTCCCGGCGTTGCTATCCATCGCCCAGCAGCTATTGCCGGTCATCGCCCAGCTAGCTGCGGCCTTCGCGGGAAACCTGGCAACGGCCCTGCAAGCCATCATCCCGCTCATCCCGACTATCGTGAGCGGCATTGTCGCCTTCCTGCGAGTGTTCTACGGAATCATCTCCGTGATGCTTCAGGTGTACACAGCAATCATGCAATTCATCGGTGGCCTGGCGCAGATACCGGGCAAGATCGTGGAGTTCGTGACTGCGGCCAAGAACTTCATCGTGAACGGGTTCAACGCAGTGGTGACGGCAGTCAGTACGGCCATCACTAGTATCGTGAACTTCTTCACGGCTCTGCCCGGCCGCATCGGAGCTGGGTTGGCTGCGCTGCCCGGGGTCGTCTGGAACCTTATCAAGAACACGGCTACGCAGGCCGCATTCCTGTTCGGCCAGATGATCGGTACGTTGGTAAGCCTGAGCATCAACGTGCCCCGGCGCATCGGTGCGGCGCTGGCCGCTCTGCCGGGGGTGGTGGCCAACCTGGCTCGCAGCGCCTGGAACGCTGCGCGTAGTGCCTTCGTAGCGGGAGTCAACGCAGCGGTCAGCTTTGCTCGCCAGTTGCCCGGCCGCACTCGCAGTGCTATTAGTGCGCTGGTGGGGAACCTGCGCAGCCTGGCGGTCAGTGCGTGGAATGCGCTCAAGAGCGCGTTCTCCGGCGGCATCAACAATGCGGTGAGTCTGGCGCGCGGCTTGCCAGGACGCATCAAGGGCGCTCTGGGCAACCTGGGTAGCCTCCTGGCCAGTGCAGGCCGCGATGCCGTGCAGGGGCTTATCAACGGGCTGCGTAGTGGCATTGGTGCGGCTGCGGACGCCGCGCGCAGCTTGGGTAGCTCGGTCATGAGTGGCATCCGGAGCACGCTGAAGATCAAGTCTCCATCCAAGGCCATGATCACCATCGGTCGATACGTGGTGCAGGGTCTTGAAAAGGGGCTGCTGGGCAGTGCCGCACAGATCAAGGCCGCCTCGAACAAGCTGGCCAACTACATCAACGACGCGTTCAGCAACAAGCTCATCAAGAGGGGTGCGCGCAACAGCGTCCTGAGCACGCTTGCCAGCGGCACCCGACAGCTTACGGCGTTGGTCAATCGCACGAACACTGTTGCCGCACAGCTCAAGAACGCGCAGACCAAGCTGGCCGATGTGCAGAAGGCGTACAACGACGTTTACGCCAATGCCGTGCAGAAGACCAAGGATACGTTCAGCTTGGTCACCAGCGGCCAGACGTTCGTCAACCTGGACTTGACCAAGGAGCGTTTCCAGGCGGCTGTCGACCAGGCCAAGAAGTTCGCGGCAAACATCGCGAACCTTGCCAAGCGTGGTCTCAACAAGGACCTGTTGCAGCAGCTCGTGGATGCCGGGGCAGCCGACGGCGGGGCCATGGCTGCGGCTCTGGCTGGTGCCAGCAGCGCCACCATCAAGGAGTTCAACGCGCTCCAGGGGCAGCTCACCAGTGCGGCCAAAAGCGTGGGTAAGACCACGGCGGATGCCATGTACGGCGCCGGACTCAAGGCTGCGCAGGGATTGGTGGCTGGTCTCCAAAAGCAGCAGGTGGCCATTCAAAGGCAGATGGATAAGATCGCCGATGCGATGGTGGCGCGCATCAAGAAAGCGCTCAAGATCAAGAGCCCGAGCCGCATCATGTTCAACCTGGGCAGGTTCACCACGGAGGGTCTGCTCGACGGCCTGTTGAGCCTCAAGCGCCAGGTGGCGCTCGCCGCCCAGCAGCTAGCGACCTCGAGCATCATTCCTACGGTGCAACTCACGGCCAGCAAGAGCGCGGCGCAAGCGCAGCAGAACGCGGCAAGTGCTGCTGTGGGCGGGTCGGTGTTCCAATACAACCAGACGGTCAATGCGCTACCCGGAATGAGCGCCAGCGCGGTGGCCAAGTACAGCCTGGACCGAATGAAGTACGCGCTTACCGGGGGCGTCGTTGCGGCTGCCCTCCCAACCCCTTCTCCCGCAGGAGTGTGATATGGCCACGATCTTCAAGCACAAGGTGGTCGCCAACACCGTCACGTTCAACGACTCCTCGGTGCTCCCTGCGGGGGCGCAGGTGTGGGGGTTGGACATCATGGATGGATGGAAGGACACCGGGGATCCAGAAGAGTCTATCGTAGAGCTGGGCAGTTATCGAGACGGTAGCAGTAGCGCCAGCTTCTACCCGATCAGGAGCAAGTACGTCACGGTCGGCGGGTACGTGCTGGCGGCCAGTGAGGCGGAGGCTGAGGCCCTCGCTGACGTGCTGGCGCGGGATGCCTTCCCGCGCAATCAGTCGTTGGTGCTGACCCGGTATGAAGCGGTGCCCAAGTTCGCCAATGCACGGCGGAGCGGGCCGGTAGAACTCGACTGGTCTGCTGTGCAGACGGGCTTCCGGTGGACCACGGTCCTCGTCCTAGAAGATCCTTTCCGGTACAGCACTGAAGTGCTGAGCGGTAGCGCGGGCGTCGCGGCTACGAGTACGGTCGGGCATACCTTCCCGGTTACCTTCCCTATGACGTTCGGCGCTTCTGTGAGTGGCACCGGAAACGGTACCAGCGTCAATAACAAGGGGACCGCGTACAGCAGTAACTTCACGGCCACACTCAACGGGGTTCTCAACAAAGGCGCTTGGCGTCTGGCCAACGATACTACCGGCAAGTCCATCGGGTTCAACGTGGCGCTGGCTACTACTGACCAGTTCGTTCTGGATTTCAAGAATCAAATCGCACTGCTCAATGGCTCACCCGTGAGCCTGGACTACACAGGTACGTTCTGGCAACTGGCACCCGGTAGCAACAGCATTCGACTATATGCCGAGTACGACGCCAATGCCAGCGTAACCATCACCGGATACTCGGCGTGGGAATAGGAGAATTGCAATGACGCTTCAGGCAGTGGCGGGGTTCCTAGGCCAGAGTGGTATTCAGCATCCGGCCAATCTGTACCGCAATCTGGTCAGCGGTCTGGCCGGTAAGCGGTCCGGCTTCTTCCGATACAACGACTTCACCCTCACGCCGAGTGGCGGTGCCATGAGCTTGCAGATCGGCGCCGGGGACGCAGTACTCATGGGCACGGAGGCGGTGACCACGCAGGGCGGGTACTACGTCTGGAACAATGCGACAGAGACTCTTGCCTGGCCCGCGAGCACGAGCCTGCCGCGCGTGGACAGCCTGATCCTGCGGGTAATCGACACTGACTACGGTGCGGACCCGGCAGGCAGCAAGGCGACCTGGGAGGTTGTGAGCGGCACTCCGGCGGCCAGCCCGAACCCGGTGTCGGACAGTCAGTTCGCGCCCGCAGGGTCGTTCTACCACCCCGGCGCTTGGCTACGAGTGGCCGACTTCACGGTTCCTGCCAGCAGCACGAACCTGGCGGCAGCCACCCTGAGCCATAAGCGCAAGTACGCACGTCTCGGTAGGCACACGATGACGCTCAATGCGGACTTCCCAGCGGACCCGCAGACCGGCGATCAGGTAACCGTCATCGACAGCTCGAATCCGGGCGGCCTATACATCTATGCCGGTGGTGGCTGGGTGAGCGTGGGCGGTCGTAGGACGAGCTACACACCGGCGCTACAGGCGAGCACCACCAACCCGACTCTCGGTACGGGTAGTACGGCTCTCGGATGGTACTTCTACGGACCGGGCAATACCGTCACGGTGGGTTTCTTCATTCAGTTCGGTTCTTCCGGCGTAAATGCCGGTAGCGGCCAGTATCTCATCACGCTTCCAGTTGCTGCGAATGCGGCGCTGGGTAGTGGTCAGCCTGCCATGGGTGCGGGCATGATCCGCCGTAGCTCTGGCGGAGACATTCGGGCGGCTACGCTCTACATCCCGTCGAGCAACCTGGGTGTGGTCAGCATGGTTCCCGACGCTACGGGCGGTACCATTGGTGCTACGGCGCCCTGGTCGGCAGCCTGGGCGGCTAGCGATTACCTCGCTGGCGAGATCACCTACCCCATCTAGGAGAATCATGAGCCAACCGGAGGAAGACCTCGAGAGATACGCGGGCGAGGAGATCCCTGACCCGTGGGAAGACCTCGAGCAAACCGACTGGCCGAACGAGGAGGTGGACGAAGATGGCATCGTGGGTGCTGACCAAGGGGCTTGAGAGCTTCCGCGGCAACATCAACGCCCGGTTCCCCAAGCGCGACAAGAAGAGCGACGGCACCATCGGCGACCAGACTCACGCCAGCGGTACCAGCGGTCACAACCCGGACATCACCGGCAAGGCCGAGTACCGGGACGGCGACAAGCTGAACGAAGTCCGCGCCTGGGACATGGACAGCGACCTAAACGACCAGTACGGCTTCACCGCCGAACAGCTCGTGCAGTACCTGATCAAGCTGGCACGGTCGGGAGCCTACGTCCCGTTCAAGTACATCATCTACAAGCGCCGCATCTGGCGTAAGAGCAAAGGGTGGAAGACCGAGACGTACACGGGGCCGAGCCCGCACACCGAGCATGTGCACTTCTCGGGTGACTTCTCGCAGAAGGCAGACAACTACATCGGAAACCTGGGCATCAAGGACCTGGGTATTCCGAAGAAGGAGAGCAACGTGGCCCGCACGCTCAGCGACGAGGACGTCGAAGCCATCGCACAGAAGGTTTGGCTGTACGCCATGGCCGACCCGGAGAAGCCGAAGGGCACCACTCCGGAGACGTACGACAGCACGACTGCCGGGGCGTTCCTGCGGTTCCTCCCCCGACGCATCGCGCAGGAGACCGCGAAGCGGGACGGTCGCCTGGCCGCCATCGAGACGACCGTCAACTACATCTGGAAGAAGATCAACGGAACCGTAGTCTAGGCTGCGGTAGAAGAGGGAGGGTCCGGTGTCGGCACCAGTACTCCAGTATCCAGTGCATCACCCCGTGCGCCGCACGCGCATGGGCATGCTGGACATTCGAGATGCCAAGTGGACGGAGGTCGTCAACGGCGGTACGACGTTCACGGGCAAGGTGACGGTGCCGGACAACTCCGTTGTCATTGAGAATATCCGCAGCATGACCACGCCGTACGCAGCGGCCATCTACGCCACGCCCGGAGACGGGCACATCAGCTTCGGCGGACCAGTGGTCAACCGGGAATGGGACAGCGACAGCAACTCCCTGACCGTTACTGCAATCGACTGGAAGAGCTGGTTCTACCGCATCGTCGTCGGGCCGAGCGTGTATGGCAACAGCGCGTTGTCTCAGACCTTCACGAACGTTGAACAGCTCACTATCGCGAAGGCCATCATCGACAAGGCGTACCTCGAGGGCATCAATTACGGCACGCCCATCATCGAGACGGCCAACTACACCACCGGCTTCAACCGCGACTACATCCAGGCGGGCGTGGACTTCAAGACGCTGGGCGCGCATCTAGATACGCTGGGCGGCTACGCAAACGGCGGCTTCGAGTGGGAGGTGGAGCCCTACTACGCCAGCGACTCCTACCCCCGCCTCCGCGTGCAGTTCTACCTCCCGCAACGGGGCGGGGTGGTGCCCGGGCTCGTGTTCCTCAAGACTCCGGACGGCGGCAACATTCTCCGCATTGAGGACATGGAAGAAGACGCCAGCGGAGTGGCTCGCCGGGTGTGGGCAGTGGGAGAGGGCCCGAACGCGGAGAGTACTCCATGGGGCAGCGACAGCGACCCGGATCTCGGGCTGCGTAACGTCCTCAGAACCGACCAGGTGACCACATACAGCGGGGCACTAACCACGCCGCAGCTCGCCAGCTACGCTCGGGCTGAGCGGCTCTACCGGTCGAACGTACTCGGAGGCATGAGCTTCCTGGTGCGGCTGGACAATCCAGACTGGATGACCTACGGCAAGGGAGATCGGTGCCGCATCGTGGTGCGGGACAGATTCCTGAACATTGACCAGAAGAACGTACGCATTCTTAGTCGAGAGATAGATCCCGACAACAACACGGCGAAGATCACGGTCAACCTCAACGACGTGGTTCTGCCCGAGGTAGATTCCGGAGGGTCGGTATGACCAGCAAGAGCGTCCCCACGACTCCGGAAGGCAAGTTCGCCGCGCAGGTTGAAGCGCTCATCGAAAGCAAGCTCCGCCAACAGCGGTTCGTGGTGCCAATGTTCGCAGCCGACCCGCCGGAGACCGACCCGACGAACCTGTGGATGAGGTACGACGGTAGACTGCGCGGCCGGTATTGGAACGGGGCCAGCTACACGTACGTCGACTACCCGATGCGGAGCGACATCACCGCACCCCCGGCGGTCCCGGTATACCCTGCCAAGCCAGCCACTCCACTGGCCCCTCAGACGACGGTAAGCCAGTGGACCGCTCTGTGGTCCCAGACGTACACTGGCACCGGCACGAAGCGTACCGACACTATCGGAGAATCCAACCTGGTGTTCGGTCAGGACGCGGGCGGTGTCTACAGCACTCAGAAGGCGCTTTTCGGATTCGACTACGCCAGCATTGTTACCGCTTTGACGGGCAGCACCATTCAGAGCGTGCAGCTGGACTTCGTGGCGCTCAGTACGTTCTTCGGAGGGCCGGTAAGCGCATTCCTGGGGATGCACAACCAGACCGCCGAGCCCAGCACCTTCGACGTCACGACCACCATTCTGCGGTACGGCGATCTGGAGACGTTCGTGCCTGGCGGAGGGTTCTCGTGCACTATCCCCATCTCCTTCGCGCAGCAGTTGCGCGCTGGTACGGCCAAGGGAATTGTTCTCGAGGCTCAGAATAACGACAAGGGCAACTCCGGCATCGTTGCCGGGGTGGGCAGCGGTTACACACCGCCCGTGCTCACGGTCACGTACGCGAAGTAGACGGGGGAGAATCTATGGCCGAGGTGCAGCCACCGGCTTCTGTGGACCTAGGGTTCTTGACTGAGATACCGAAGATCATCACCGACCTGGGTTGGGTCGGTGTCGCCATGCTCGTCGCGTACATGTTCGCGACCAACCGCTGGTATTCCTCCAGACAGCATGATCGCGAGCTGGAGCTGGAAAGGAAGGTAACCGAGGTATGGAAGCAAAACGCCGAAGAGCTGAAGCCTATGCTGGAGCAATTGCTCGACACGCTCAAGCCCCTGGGACAAAGCGATGCCGCCATCCTGAAAGCCATCGAGGGTATCCAGGCCAGCCAGGAATTCGAGCGTCGACTACGGGACCGAGGTCGTGACTGACGTGGGATGGAGTTGGCGCCGTCGCACCCCTGACCCCCGCCCTTCCGCAGAGAAGCGGCTTGCCGAAGCTGAGGCCGCCCTGCGTGGGACCGAACAAATCAAGGACCAGGCCACCAAACAGGTAAGCTTGTTTCAAGAGCTTCGCCGGGGGTGGGACAGGGTGCACCAAAAGAACAACCTGGCGGGACTTTTCACTGAGGAGTACCGGAGAACACATGGAAATTGAAGGAGGAGCTTGGCACGTATACGGGGACTACGCACTTTACGCGGCGGCAGCCTCCGCATTCGTGTTCGTGATGCTCTACATGGTCTTGTCTCCGTGGTGGCGCACGGCAGCAGGGCGCAACATCATGGCGGTCATGGGCGCACTCGGGGCCGGGCTCGTGTACTTCGGATGGATAGTCCTCCGAGGTGGCGTACCGGCTGGCTTCTGGCCAGCGAGGGCACTCCTGTTCACCGCAATGTTCCTTGCTATCGGATGGCGGGTCGTTCTGTTCATCCGGGAGCATGTTCTGGCTAGGTGGAAGGAGCAAGAGAGTGAGCGAAATCGGTAAGACCATCGTCTCCTTCGTGTGGGCGGTCGTCAGCATCATCATCCCCATGGTCAGCGGTGACCACCACATCGACTCTGTCGAGTCCGTTATGATCATCACTGCCGTAGGCAACAACGTCATCGTGTATCTAGTTCCCGCGTTCCCGCAGTTCAAGAGCGCCAAGACCGTTGTGACGGCAGTGCTCGCGGGTGCGGCCGTGCTCCAGCTCGCAGTGGCCAGCGGCGGCTTCGGCGGCATGGACCTTAATGACTGGTACCAGGTCATCGCTGCCGCGCTGTTCACGCTTGGCGTGTGGTACGCACCGGCAACGAGCAGGGGCGCCGTGAACGGACCCGTGCGAGTCTCGGCCGGATTCAACAACTAGCCTGGTAGGCTGGGTCAAGTCGGGAGCAACTTCTCCCTTCCGGCCGAGCACGCACACCCAGTAACCGAGGGGCCCCGTAGGAATTCCTGCGGGGTCTCTTGCGTGTCTGGAGATAGGTCCTTGCGCCTTCTCGATCGGGATGATAGAGTTCTCTCATAAGCAAACAGCAGGGCCTACTACCCGGGAGGGTAATCATGAACCAGGAACTCCGCGCCCAGCAGGTCGAAATCCTCCAGGAGCGCATCACCAACGGCCAGGCTCAGCTCCTCAAGGAGGTCGCCGCCGGTAACCGGGCGGTCGCCCACACCCTCGTGAACGACATCATCGACGCGCAGCGGGACCTGGAGGACATGGGCGCCAAGCCCTACGCCGGTACTCACGAAGCCAACTTCACCGCCTGAGCCCACGGTTGGGGCACGTCTCGCACGTGCCCTTTCCCGGTCGCTCAGACCATCAAGCATCGGCTACTAGCTCGGGAGAGCACAATGGAAAAGAAGATGACCCGCGCACAGATCCAGGTGCGCAACACCCGACGCGCGGCGCACGTAGCCTTCCTGGTCGGTGCTGCGGCCAGCCTGGCGGCCAACGTGTACGCCAGCCAGCACACCGTCGTGGGGTGGATCGTGGGCGCGTGGCCCGCGCTGGCGCTCCTCGCCGGTATCTACCTGTACGAGAACGCACCCAAGGTGTGGTGGATGAAGGGCACGCTGGGTGTGCTGATCGCAGCGGCAGCCTGGGCCAGCTACTGGCACCTCGTGCACGTCATCGGCAGCACTGGGGCTGACAAGGTGACCACGTACGTGCTCCCGCTCACAGTGGACGCCATGATGGGCATCGCGCAGGCCGTGCTCAAGCACGTCACGTGGCCTCCCACCCGCCCCACCACCCGCAGGAAGGCTCCGGCAGCGAAGCCGGTGCGCAAGCTGAAAGCAGTCTGAGAATTTCTCGCCGGGGTCCTTGTGACCCCGGTCTCTCGGATGATAGTGTGGTCTCATCAGCAAGGGGAACACACAAGGGAGCAATCATGCAGCAGGCAATGGCCACCCAGTCTAGGCTCATCTCGAAGGCCAAGGAGGCCCGTAGCAAGTACCACGTCGCTCGGGCCGCTCGCCGGGACTCCGGCGCCAACGTTGAGAACAATCGGGAAGCCAAGGCGCGTCGTGCCTACGAGGCGGCCGTTGACAAGCTCCGCGACTATGAAGCCGCCAACACTCTTGCCCCTGCGTACTTCTGAGCCCGGAGCGTGAGGACCGTCTAGCACGGTCCTTGCGCAGGTCCCTCAGGACTGCTAATGTGAACACATCACAGCAAGGAACACCAACTACCCGGGAGGGTCATCATGCAGCTCGCCATCACCATCACCGACAACACCGGCTCCGACCTGATCGAGGCTCTGGCCAGCGGTACCGCGCAGGTGCACAGCGTTCGGGAGAACGGCACCACCCGTCGGCGCCACTACCTGACCGGCAAGGACCTGGAGTACGCCCTGTGGGTGCGCCTCCAGCGCGAGGGCCAGACCGCCGATGAGGCGGAGGGCATCCCGGCGGTCACGCCGCGCAGCATGGCCAGCATCGCCAAGGAGATGCACGTGAGCATCGCGGCCATCCGGCGTATGCTGGTGGACCTGGCCATCACCGAAGAGCTCGAGGAGCTCGAGGCTGACGAGCTGGAGGCCATGCTGATCGGCAGCGACGAACTCAACGAGCAGCCGCACGAGGATGTTCAGCTCACCGAGGTCAACTGAACTACCGGGGCGGCTACAGCCGCCCCAAGCAAGCCCCTGTAGCTCGAATATGTACTGGGTAGAGCATCCGCCGACCACTGTGAGGCGGGCAGGTTGCCGGTTCGAGTCCGGCCAGGGGCACGCAAGTAAGAACCCAGTCAGGAGGACGCAATGGGGAATGAAGAGCACCCGTTCAGCATGGGAAGCCCGCGTGACGCGCTGGTGAACCTGGTCGAGCGCGCACTGCGCGCGGAAGCCGGGGTTCGGGAGCAGCAGACCAACGGGAAGCCCACCGGCTACTACGCAGGACGCAAGGCCGGGTTCGTGGCCAGTGCGGCCACCTTGGCCAGTATGCTGTTCGGCACCGACTACGAAGCCGCCAAGGCCACCATCAGCAAGAGCGTGGCGGATGCGGGCAAGGGACTGCTCTCCAGCGACCTGCGGCGGCCCAGCTTCGCGGGCCAGCTCGCCACCGAGATCACCAACTCCGCCCTCAACCTGTAGCTCCGACGAACCCCACCGGCCGGAGTGCTTCCCTAGGCGCTCCGGCCTTCCCTTACCCTGTAGCCACTGGGAGGTAGCCCATGCGTACCGCGCTGCAACTGTTCACGTTGGCCTGTCTGCTCATCACGCTGGTGTTCGGAATAGCCACGGCCTGCACCATCATGAGCTACGAACCGCTCCCGCAACCGACCACTCAAACGTACTGCGATAAGTACACCGACCAAGAGATATGTCCGGAGGACAGACCATGAACCCCACCCGCCCCTCCTTCCGCAGGCTTGCCGCTCTTATCGCGACGCTGGCGCTGCTGGCGACCCCGCTCGGGGGCAGCTCGGCACACGCCGCGCCTAGCCGCGCCAAGGCGCAATGCGGCCCGACCAAGGTGGCCAGCCACAAGACCGCTACAACCGTAGCCCCCGAGAACACCGTTGCGGGCATCAACGCCGTTCCTGCGCAGGGAGCGGGGGTGGTGGAGCTTGATGTCCAGTGGACCAGCAGCGGGTTCCCCGTCCTGATGCACGACGCTACTGTGAACCGCACCACCAACGGTACCGGCGAGCCGAGCACACTCAGCCTGAGCGCCATCACCGCGCTCAGCGCCGTCGATGATCCGGCTACCACCTGGAAGACCGACCCCAGGTACAAAGACGTGAAGGTACCGTACGGCTGGGACTTCATGAACGCCGCGCAGGCGAACAACCTGGACGTACTCGTTGACGTGCACGCGGAGCCCACCCAGCTCGGGATGGAAAAGCTGGTCAACTACATGGACCGATGGAGCTACCGAACCCGTACGACCATCATGAGCACCTCCGCGCGCATCCAGGCCATGAAGTCCTGGTACCCCGGCCTCAACTACGCACTGATCGAGTATCCCCCGAACGGGCGGAGCTACACGCCGAGCTACCTCAAGAGCATCGGAGCCGGTGCGTACGTGATCCCCGTGCAGAGCCTGAGCCAGCTCGGCGGAGCGGACTTCGTGCAGTACATGCACGCGCAGGGTGTGAAGGTGTTCGTGTGGACGAGCGACAGCGCGGCCCTGGACTCCATCTCCGGTTGGGCCAAGGTGTTCGACGTGCAGGCGGACATGCTCATCACGAACGACCCCGCCGGTGCGCTTGCGCAGTGCCTCTGAATCTCATAGGCTGACCCTACCAACTACCCGGGAGGGCAAAATGGCCAGCAAGATGTGCAGCGCTTGTGGTAAGCGTCGGGTCGCCACCGGCAAGTCCAGCGGCTATGAGGACAAGGCGTACTGCGCGCAGCAGGACCTCTGCTACCCCTGCGGGGACGAGGGCCAGATGTCCATCAACCACGATAACGGCCACGAGAGCTACCCCGAGGCGGAGTGCTGGGGATGCCACCCGGAACTCGACGAGAGCGCCAAAGACCCCAAGGCGGTGACCACCGGCCCCAAGGCGCAGGGTGCTCGCCGCCCGCAGCTCAACCACAAGGGGCACAGCCACCCGCAGACCCCGGCCGCGCGTCGGGAATGCAAGAAGCTGTTCTGGGCCAGCATGACCATAATGCCGAGCGACCTGGAGCTGGCGGAAGCTATGGGCTCCTGGGACGCCAAGCTCGACGGAAACGGTAAGCTCTGGGTGGCTGTTCCCGGTACGAAGGTGGAGGCCGCCACGGACGGCAGCGGCAAGACCCGTCCGGCCAAGTGGAACGTTGCTCCACTCGGCCCCAAAGGCGGCGTCGGGCACAGCCTGAAGGTTGCTGCGAACAAGGCTTCCAAGTAGCCCGCTACGCCCCGTGAGAGCCCATGCCCTGATAGGGTGTGGGCTCAAGCATTTCCCCAGCCAAGGAGGGCTTTATGCGGTTCAAGTTCGTGCAGGCGTTCATCGCTCTGCTCGCTTCAATCGGCCTGTTCGCCGCCTCGCCGGTGTACCCGGTCCAGGCCGCTCCGATCGCGAACTGCGACGACGGTCGGCTGTGCCTCTACGACGGCACGAACTACGGGACCTACAACTGGACCCAGTACGACATCTCCTGGATCGCGACGTGGCCCAACGGCTGTCTCAACCTGCCGAGCGGCTACAACAACAACATCAGCTCGTTCATCCTGAACCCGACTGAGAACCAGAAGAACACCACGATGTCGAGCTACTACGTGCGCATGCACATGAATGCGAACTGTGCCGGGTACCCGACGCCGATCGGCGAGATGACGGAGTGGACCGAGCCCAACCTCACCGTGACTGACTGGGGCAACGTCAGCAACGCCATCACCAGCATCTCCATCCGCAACTAGCTCCACGCACGAATCGGGCCGGGGTCTTGCACCCCGGCTCGACTGCGTGATAGAGTTATCTCAACAGCAAGGCACCACCACTCAGCCGGGAGGCTAGCATGAGCACCAAGCACTTCGATCAGACTCTCGCTCTCAAGACCCTCGGTAGCATCATGAAGGAACACGGCATCACGCACGCCGAGCTGCACGCGGTGTTCCCGGAGCGGCCGACCACCGAAGACCAGTGCACCGAGGTTGCCGCTTGGCTCAGCCGCAAGATCACGGAGCGCAAGGCTGGGAGCACCAACCCTCCCGCCCCTCTTCCGCAGGCCAGGCCGAAGTTCGTCACGGCCGAGATGCTGCCGGAGGGCAACTACGCGGTGCCCGGCAAGGACGGCGGGAAGACCCGCTTCTACCGGGTGAGCCACAAGGAGGGCAAGGGCAAGTGGGCAGGCACCACGTTCGTCAACATCAAGGAGCGCGCTAGCGACGACCTGTACGACATGGCTAGCAAGAGCGCCGAGGCTGCTGCCAAGTGGGCCATCTTGGACTACGGGTACGAGCGGTCTCGCCTGCTGTTCTCCGAGAAGTACGACGCTTGCTGGCACTGTTTCCGTGGCCTCACCGACGAGGACAATCTGTACAAGGTCTACGGGCTCGGTCCGGTGTGTGGCCCGAAGATCATGGGCTGATCTGGAGGCCCCGGGGCTACCCGGGGCACCCCGCCACTCTGTAGAGTGGTCTTACCTTCCCGCCTGGCGCAATTGGTCAGCGCGCTCCGGGGTGCAAACTCGGAGGGGTGTCAGTTCGACTCTGACGGCGGGAGCGCAAGCGCAACCACTACCCGGGAGGGTCAGCAATGAACAGCAACCCCATGCTCGCCAAGATTCGCGCTCTGCTCGACAAGGCAGAGTCGACCACCTTCCCCGAAGAGGCGGAGGCGTGCCGGACCAAGGCTGAGCAGCTCATGGCCAAGTACCGTATCGAAGAGGAACAGCTCATCGCGAGCGACCCCACGGCGCTCTCGCCGGTATGGGGAGATACTCCGCTAGTGAAGCGGAGCAGCTTCTACAGGATGAACTACTGGTCGATGTTCTGGGCAATTGCGGAACACGCCGGTATCCGGGTAAACCCCGAGTGGCTGATCCAGGATGGGGAACTTCACCTGGTGGCGCACACTGTCGGCTACGAAGCCGATCTGCGGTACGCGGAGGCTCTGTTCACAAGCGCGCGTATGGTGTTCACCGAGAAGCTGGAGCCGCAGATCAACCGCAGCATGACCGAAGAGGAGAACATCTTCCGGCTGCGTGCGGCGGGTATCGAGCGAGTCCGTATCGCAGACATGGTTTGGGGCATGGGCTCCCGGCACGACAAGCGGCTGCTCAGCAAGGTCGGTCGGGTGTACGCGGCGGAGTGCAAGCGACGCGGCGAGACCCCTGCGGTGGCGGGGAGGGGAGTGACCGGTGCCGCCTACCGCGAGCAGTACGCCGAGCAGTTCGTGGTCACGCTGAGGGTTCGACTGCGCAGGGCTCGCCAGGCGGCTAGCACTGGCGTAGTGCTCCACGGTCGCCAGGAGCGCGTCAACGAGGCGTTCTACACACGCTTCCCCCACCTGCGGCCCCGCCCGATTAGCGGCGAGCTGGAAAGCGACCGGGCGCCCGTTAAGAAGTGTGAGAAGTGCGCCAAGAGCAAGCGCGGTGCCTGCACGGAGCACTACATCCCCGTGGGCCGGTCTTCCGGTGGCCGGGACTACTACAGCGCGGCAGCGGTGCGCGGCCGGGAAGCTGGCGCGGCAGCGGCTCGTAACGTGGACCTTGGTCCTGGCGGTCGCGGAAAGCTCGAGGGCTGACCATGTGCCAGACGGTGGCGGAGGTGCGGGCACACGTGCTCGCCCTCCTAGACCGGGGCTACAGCCCCGAAGAGTGCGAAACCATGCTCGAGGCAGCCATCCTTACCGGCGGCTGTATTCTTCGGGCTACGGCCCTTTCAGACCCGACCAACGTACTGATGCAGGAGGTGACCGAAGATGGCGCAGCCCCGAGGCCCAGTTGACATTCTGGGTGTTACCACCCGGACCAATAGCAGCGCTGACCGATACTGTGCTAGCGAGGCGTGCCCGGTGCCTCTCATCGAGGTGGGCAAGACGTACGAGCGGGTGGCCCGCGACGAGCACACGTTCGAGAGTTACCACCCCGCGTGCTTCGGGGAAGAGTTCGGGGAGCGGAGGCTTTACGGTGACTAAGTGCCCGGTCAAGTGGAATCCGGTAACGTGGCCGTACGTCACCTCGTGCTCTTTGGAGCGGGGCCATGTCGGCAGGCATCAAGACAAGGCGGGCAACGAGTTGCTTAACATCCCCGGCCAAGAGGAGGCCGAAGGTGACTAACTGGCTGGCAGACCCGGTCGCGTGTGCGATACGGCTCAAGAAGGAAAGCGGGTGCACGATCTTGGCAGGAAGGAACGAGGTCATGAGCCGGACCACTCTGGTGAACCGGGAAGAGAAGCCGAAGGGGGCGATGTACCGCTGGGGCCACCTGTTCGTTCGGGTGGACGGCAAACCCGGCGAGGTGCGGCAGTTCGTCCCTGGCACTAGCGACGGGAGCGGCAACGAGGCGGGTCATATGCGCCTGAGCGCCGAACACGCCAACGTGATGAGCGACTTGCTTCGCGCGGCGTACGTGAACGCAGGCGGCAGCAACTGCGGCGGCAAGACGCTGTACGAGATGATCTGGGACGAGATGATGGTCGTAACGGACCGGCTAATGTCGGACGTGGAGGCCGACCAGGAAAGCGACCCGGACGACGTGGGCGCGGCGCGCAGTCTGGCGTGGGTCATCGCCGTGATGCAGAACCCGTACCTGCCGAACGTGGACGCCGTGCGTGAGCAGGTCATGGAGCGTTGGGATGCCATGGACCACGAGCCCGCCCCGGGGCAGCTCACGGAGAAGGAGAACAGGTTGCGAGAGCGTCGCATGTCGAGGAGGGCTCGTCGCCGTGGGTAGCCTGTTCGAGTGGGAAGAGCCCAATCCGGACTGCAAGGAGTGCCAGGAAGAAGGGCTCGTGCCTGCGCGCAACCCGGGGGACATGCACGAGCCTAAGCCGTACACCGGCGAGCTCGATTGGGACCGTGACCCGGTCTTGCACCCGTTCGTCGACTGACGTAGAGTGACCGTAGCAACTACTACCCGGGAGGGTTACATGAGCATCTTGGGAGAGCGAGACGGCCTTGCCGTAGAGATCAGCGAACTGATCAATGCGATAGCCGATGACCATGAACTTATCGAGGAGTATCAGGAAGGCGACCCGCCGAGCTTCACCATCACCGACGTTCACGAGCCGAAGAAGACGGACAACATTCTGTTCGTAACCACTAGCTCCGGGAACCGTTTTCGCATTGCGGTGGAAGTGGCAGAAGCGGAGACGTACGTGCCGCCAAAGCGCCCCGGCAAGACAGATAAGCAGAGAGCCTTCGAAGATCGCACTGACTTCCCTGGTTGGGAGAACCTGTGAGCCGCCAGGAGCGCGGCGCGATGCGTCGCAAGCTGGCTGAGCGCAAGGCCCGGGAGATTGTCGAGCAGGCTACCGCCAAGGTGGTGGCCGCTCGGCCCTCCCAGCCCTCCTCTCCGCAGGACCAGGCACAGGAGTGCAAGCGCCTGCGGGACGGCGGTATGGTGTGGTGGCTTATCGGGCAAAAGCTGGGGCTGGCGGGCCAGGCCGGGAGTGCCAGCGAGCCCGAGGCTAAGCGTGGTGCGGGGGCAGCCAGGCGGCTGTACGCGGCTGCGAACCGGGGCGAGGTGCCGCGTACCCAGCGGCAGCGCGCTGGCACGGTGGCCAAGCCAACCGGCCCGGCGAGTCGGGGCGTGCCCGCGTACATGCGCAAGGAAGCGCTCGTGCGTGATGGCCATGTGATCCCCCGGGACCTGCCGGATGAGGAAGTGGAGGCCATGCTGGTCGGTCGTCGCATCGAATGGGCTATCGACATGGCCAAGCTGACCAATACGGATCCGGAGACCTGGGGGCCAGAGGACGGTCGTTGGGTGCGGCAGGAGGCCAAGGTACACGTTGACCCGCAATGGGTGCGCGTAGTGCGTGACGAGGATACAGAAGAGCGCATCCTGTACTTCCGGGAGTACAACGGCTTTGACACCGATCGGCAGAAGCACATGAGTGGCCCCACGCGGGTCATACGAGTCGACAGCATCTACACCGTCGCATAACTAGCCAGGAGGAGAAGCCATGGCTGAAAAGATCACACCAGGCAGCAAGTACGCCCGGCTCGTGCTGGGAGTGCGCAAGCTCCAGCGCGGCCAGGTGTACGTAGCCACGAAGGGGCACGACTTCAACTGCCTACCGCAGAGCTTCCAGAATGTCGTGCATCTGGTCGCCCGTAGCAAGGAGGGCAACTGGAAGGCCACGACCGCCATTGTGGGCAACCAGGTGTTCTTCGCGTACTACGAAGCGCGGGACTACATGAAGCCGAACATGCCCGCGATGCCGCTTGTGCGCAAGGCGCGGGGAGAGCAATGAGCGACCAGGTCAAGTACTGGATCATGGGCTTCGTCTGGGGTGTAGCCCTCACGCTCTCTGTGCTCGCCCTGGTGATGATGGTGGTGGCGTCCGACTGAGATTCGTAGTCCAGCTCATCGCACGGCATTGTGACGGTCGATGGGCTAGGCTATGGTTCTCATAGCTGTTCTACTAGCCGGGAGGCCGCAGTGCGTATCGAAGCCCATCTTGCCGAGAAGGTCAACCGCATCGAAGTGCGCATGTTCGGTAACGGCAGCAAGAGCGATGCGTACACCAGCACCCGCAAGGCGGTCTCGGCCAGCCGGTACGTCGGACAGCTCGACAACGGGTGTAAGTTCTGGTACCCGCTGAGTGCCGACAAGTGCGTAGAGATGCGGGAGGTTTGGGGCAAGGACCTGAAGGTGCACAAGGCGCTGGGGGATTGGTACCGCAAGGCTGCCGCTCTGCGCGCAGCTCAGGTCGCCCGCACCACTCAGACCGACGCAGAGCTGCCAGCCCTGGCCGCGCAGTACCCCAAGCTGAACGCCTGGCTTAAGGGCGACCAGCGCGTCACAGCGGCTTGGATCGCTAACGCGTACCGCAACGGCGGTCTGCTCGCTGACGAGGTGGGTACCGGCAAGACGGCTGGTGTGGTGGCTGGCCTGGTAGAGGCGGACATCACTGGCCCGACGCTCATCGTTTGCCCCAAGATCTCGGTTCGCGCCGTGTGGCTGAAGGAGTTGCGCGCACATACGGACATCCCGGTCTATGCGTGCAGTGGCAGTCGCAAGGCTCGCGAGAAGACCATTACCGAGTTCCTGACTGACCCGAGCGAGTTCAAGGTGCTGGTGGTCGTGGCGGAGATGCTGCGCATTCGGGCCATCCGCGAGAAGGGGCGTATCACGGAGGAGCTCGGCTTCGAGTACCCGGCGCTCTTCCCGGTGCGGTGGTCGGCTGTCGTGATCGACGAGAGCCACAAGGTGCTCGGTGGTCTCGATGTGGTCAAAGGCAATCTGGCTGGGGAGGGCATCAAGCGCCTGAGCTACACGCCCAACAGTTTCAAGCTGGCCGTGAGCGCTACCCCATTCGGCAAGGGAGGCAAGGTAGAAGCCCTGTTCGGCACGCTGCACTGGCTCTGGCCGGACGAGTTCACTAGCAAGTGGGCCTGGCTGGGCCGGTACTTCGAGGTCTACGATGAGAAGGTGTTCATCCGTGGCGGCCGAGGTGCCACCAAGCCGGTCAAGCGCATCGGCGCTCTCCAGAACGAGGCTGGCCTCTGGCGGGACCTGGGGCCACGCGTGCTTCGCCGTACCATGGAGGAGGTCAGCCCCGAGCACCGTGGCCTCAAGAACTGGATTGAGATACCGTGCGAACTAGATGGTCCGCAGCTCGCGCAGTACCGGCGCTTCGCAGATAACGCCGAGCTGGCCGTAGAGGGCGGCATCATCAGCACGGTCGGCGTACTCGACTTCCTGACCCGTTGCCGTCAGTTCGCTAACGGGCAACTGCGGAAAGAGGGCGGGAGGGTTGTCTACACCGGCTACTCCGCCAAGATCGACCGCCTGCTGGCGCACTTGGCCGACAAGCACCCCGGCCGCAAGGTGGTCATCGCCAGCCAGTACAACGAGTTCCTCGACGCGGTGCAGGCTCGCTTGCACGCCGAGGGCTACGGCACGTACCGGCTCGACGGCAGCACGACCGAGAAGCGCCGTAACGACATGATGAACGCCTTCCAGGGTGACCCCACCTTCACCGGGCCGGACGTCACGTGCCGCAACTGCCAGGTCGGCCGAGGCAAGCCGCACGGAGCTAAGTGCCTGGCTGCCCGCCCCGAGCTGTTCCTGCTCAACACGCAGGCCGGTGGCGTCAGCATCACGCTTGACGCGGCCGACGAACTGCACGCCCTTGACGAAGCCGACCCGGACACCATGACCCAACTCTTCGGGCGCATCTTCCGGCGCGGTCGGGCGCACGAGGTGTTCTTCTACACTTACCGGGCCATGGGCACCATCGACGAGGAGCTCGGCCTGAACGTGGCCGACCGGCAAGAAAAGCAGCGGCGTCTACTCGATGGCCGTCGCGGTATTGAGTACGCCCGCCAGATCGCCAAGTACAAGAAGGAGTCGTGATGGCCCAGTACGACAAGTTCCAGCCAGGTACCCATCATCCGTTCGAGGCACCTCGGTATCTCACCGACGAGGAGTACTTGCGCAAGCTGCGTGTCATGCTGCGTGAGGCCGTGAAGGAAACCCAGCGGCTCGATGCCAAGTGGAACCGGCTCAACGACGAGCTCACCGCCAAGTTCCAGAGCGAGAATGTGGTGGAGCCGCTCCTGAGCGAGCTGAAGGGCCACAACGTAGAGCTCTCCGCCGCGTTCAGTGGCGGGGTGTGGTGGCGGGACAAGGCCGTTTACCTGTCCGCCGTCATTCAGGCCGAACTAGCCATGAAGGAGGCTGGGCTGTGATAGTCGTCGGGTTCGTATTGGGCCTAGTTGTCGGTATGGGTGTGATGGCAACCGCGTTCGGTGCCCAAACCCGCCAGCGTTACGCTAGCCCGTTCCTGCACGAGGGGGAGTGGGGGTGGCCGCAAGTTCAGGGCATGGGTGACCAGAGCCGAGTCCTGTGGCATCTCCAGACCGTAGACGGGCGCGAGGTGGCCCAGGTACTGCCACACGTGCACGAACCCCTGGTGTGCAACATCGGACCAGGTCTGGCTCACATGGACGAGTGCATCTGCGGCGCTACGCGGAGTGGGGTGTACGGGGGATGGTTCTTGCCGCGTACGTAGCCGGTCTTATCACGACGCCTGCGGCCTTTCTAGGCCTCGTGGCGGGTATGCGGTGGTGGCGCTATCTGCGCCGAGCGCAGGGCGACTCAGAGGTGGTGCACCTACAGGTATGGGATCCCCCGCCCCCTCCCCTCCCGCAGGACGAACCGGTAGTCAACCGCATCAGTATTCGAGCGGTTCCCGGGCGCAGGCGCAACGTACGCGGTCGCAAACGTTAGTTGGAAGACAGAAAGACAGAGAAGGTAGGCCAGACCGCGACTAGGCGTGGCATGATGGTCTAGTCGCAAGGCAATGCCATCGCATAAACAAGGAGAAGAACATGCCGCGCACCCGAAAGACCGCCCCGGCGCCCGAGCCCGAGGTCGCCGAGACCGAGGAGACCGCCGGTAGCAAGCGCGGTCCGAACGAGCTCACTACTGTCTTCGTCGGCTGGCTCAAGGACACCTACGGCGTCGACGCCGACCCGGAGGTCGTGTACCTCGCTCAGACCACCCGGCGCGAGTTCCGGGAGTCCGACGCCTACCAGGACTACCTCGAGGCGGCCGAAGAGCGCAAGGAGGCGGCGGCGAAGGCGAAGGCCGAGCGCGCCCAGGCAGCGGCAGCGGCGGCCGAGGAGACCACCTCCGAGGAGCCCGCGAAGCCCACCACACGCAGTCGTTCGCGCAAGGCGGCGGCGCCGGTGGCGCAGGCCGAGCCGGAGCCCGCGAAGCCCACCACACGCAGTCGTTCGCGCAAGGCGGCGGCAGCTCCGGCCGGTGCCGAGGCCGACGCGCCTGCCGAGGCCGCGAAGCCCGCGCCCCGTACCCGCACCCGCAAGGCGCCGTTCTAGTAGGACCCCGAGCATGTTGAAGGCGTGCTCGGTTCGGTGGGATAGCTCAGCGGTTAGAGCAGGCTCCTTCGCAGCCCGGTAGCTGGTTCGAATCCAGCTCCCACCACGTTACAGCGAAAGTTTGAGAGGTAGGCCGGGGATACTTCCCCCACAGGAGTGCATAGTGCACGCTCCGGCCAGACCGTATCAGCGAGCGACTGTATCCGGGGCACCCACGGTCCGGTGCATGAGCAGGGTCGTACTCATCCACGTCGAACGCAAACCGGCGACCCGGCCCTGCTCGTAACGCGGGATAGCTCAAGACAGTCATGATTCGCGCAAAGCGTTACCTGGCGTGGCTGCACGGAAGAGCGGGCCAAACCTCCTTCAGGTGGAGTTAGGGCAAGGATGCTGGTTCGAGTCCAGCTCCCGCGACTGTGGGAAGTGAGTTAAGGCGGTACCCCAACGGAACTGCAAACGAGCCGCTAAGGATGCTCACAACCGGGGTGTAATTGGGGATCCTTTGACCCGCTGGCATACCTGCTCGCTTCCCGCTCCCCAACCAACACAGAGGAGAAGCTGTGGAGGGTTACAAAAGGGCGCTGGCCTGGTTCGGGCTGGCTATCTTGCTCGGCGTAAGTACGGCCGTGGGGGTGGCTCTGTGGCTGTCCCGTTGATTAGAACTTCAGAGCGCGGGGACTTCAAATCTTGCATGTTTTTTTGGTACCACCACTGGCATAGAGGGCTGACCAGTCCACGAGTACCGACGTGGAGTTGGTTCGGCACAGCCATCCACAGGGCGCTCGAGGTGCGCTACCCCGTCGGCACTAAGCGCGGTGCGCTACCTGACGTGCTCGAAGCTTTCGAGGTGGCCTGCGGCGATGAGCACGGTCGTATCTGGGAAAAGGGCGGGGACCTCGACGACGAGGAAGTGCACGACAGCATGGACCTCGGCAAGGCCATGCTCACCGGCTACGTCAAGCACTACGGGGATGACAGTCGTTGGCAGGTCATCCACACCGAGCAGCCTTTCCAGATTGACGTACGGGACCCGCGCACCGGCAGGCTCATAGCGGTGTACTGCGGCACCTGGGACCTGTTCGTATGGGACCGCGTGGACAAGGTCTACCGGCTGGTGGACCACAAGACCCGTAAGCAATTCAAGACGGACTGGTCCTTCTACGACCTGAACGATCAGGGAGGTAGCTACCTCTGGGTCGCGCCGCAGGTGCTGCAACACCTCGGCCTACTCGGTCCCAAGGACCACATCGACGGCATCGTGTTCAACATGCTGCGTAAGGCCATGCCGCAGCCGACCGCCGAAGACGGCATACGCTACAACCTGCCTAAGAAGAAGCATTACCTGGAGGCTCTCCGAGGCACGGCTCCAGCGCTTACTGGTCGAGAGACCATAACCATTCTTGCTGAGTACGCTCGGCAAGCGGGTATAGACGTGAAGGGCGACGCCAGGGCCGTCCAACCGGCCCCTCTCTTCCGCAGGTACACGACCCATCGTGGTCTAGAACAGCGCGTGAACCAGGGCCGGAAGGTGCTGGCCGAGGCGACGCACATGGACCTGGTGCGCAGGGGTAGGCTACCTATCCTCAAGCATCCTACCGAGGACTGCGTGCGGTGTCCACTCTTCGAGTTCTGCCAGCTAGACGAGCTCGACCCCGAAGAAGCCGAGGGGTATGCGGCTAGTATGTTGGTCAAGCGTGACATGTACGCAGACCACCGGGAAGCGATGCAGCAGGGCGGTCTCGAAGTGAAGGAGAAGCGTGCCACCTAGGAGAAGAAGTACGGGGGCCAGTACCGGTAGACCGCAGGCCATCACGAGTCTGCAAGGCTCGGCGGCACCTCGGTACCGCAACTGGATCGTGTACGGCGAGAGCGACACCGGCAAGACGGTGCTCGCAGGCACCGCACCGCGCGGCCTGTTCTTGACGACGGACGTTGAGGGAACAGAAAGCGCCAAGGAGATGGGCAGTGCGGCTGACGAGCTGCGCATCAACAGCTTCGAGGAGTACTGCGAAGCCGTGCAGTGGATCGCGTTTGGTGGCGGGGCCAAGGAATACGACTGGGTCACCACCGACACCATCACCGAGCTCGAAGAGCTGTGCTGGCAGGCGCAGCTCGTGAGCAACGACGTGAAGCGGGCCAGCAAGTACCAGCCGAACAAGGCAGACTATCCGCTCGTGTGGGCCAAGGTCAACGAGCAGCTCATGACGTTGAGCCGGGCGCCTATCAACAGCCTACTCATCGCGCACACCATGCGGATCGACCGCGAGACCGACGACGGCGAGGACACGGTCACGTTGGCCATGCCTGCTATCGGCAGCCGTAAGCGTGGCGACACTAGCGCCAAGCTGTGCGCTCAGCACGGCGTAGTCGGCTACATGCGCAAGGTGACCGAAGAGGGTGGCAAGGTACAGCGCCAGCTCTTGACCGAGGGAAGCAGCCGTTGGCTGGCCCGGGACCGCACGACCAAGCTTGGCGGGGGCATGGTCGATCCGACCATCCCGGCTATGCTCGCCCGCATCGAGGGCGGCACCACCACGACTCCCGCGCGCCGCAGGGCGCGTCGGGCACGCTAGGAGAAGGAGCACCACGTGGCAAAGAGGACCGTTAGCTTCGGTGATTACAAGGAGCCGGAGTACGAGGAGTACACCGGAGAAGACCCGCCCGCCAACCGGTGGTTCAACGCTGCCTGTACCCGGGCTCGTTGGGACGCCGAGAGCGAGTCCATCGTTTTCATCTTCGAGATCTCCGAGGGTGACTTCAAGGGCTGGGGCAAGAGCTGGTACGCGCCGGTCGAAGGTGACCGCAAGTGGAAGGCGCAGGAGGCCATCCGCGCTCTCCAGGGCGGCATCACCAAGGACCTGACGCTCGACTGGGAGAACGAGAGGGCCGTCGAGCTCTGGCTGAAGAAGGCCAAGCCGGTTCGCATCCGTACCCGCGAGTGGAACGACAACATCCAGGTGGGCAAGGTTCGCCCGTTGCTGGAGTCGGTCGGCGGAGGCAGCAAGCCGAGCACCCCGGCACCCGACCCGGTCGAGGACGATGAGGCCCCGGTCGAGGACTACACGGCCGAGGAACTGTCCGAGATGTCCGTAGAGGACCTCGAGGAGGTGCTCACCGAGGAGTTCGAGTTCTCGGAGGAGGACCTGCCCGAGAAGGGCAAGGGTCGCGGCGCGGCAGCGAAGTACAAGAAGGACCTCATCGAGGCCGTACTCGCCGAGCAGGAAGAAGGCGACGACGAGGACGGTGACGAAGACGGCGAATTCGAGGACGGGTTCGAGCAGGAGGACGGCGCGGAGGAGGAGCCGGAGCCCGAGCCCGAACCGGAGCCCGCGCCGCGTGCACGCCGTTCGCGTGCGACCAAGGCAGCACCCGCCAAGGCAGCACTCGCCACCCGGCGCCGCCGGGGGTAAGCTATAGCAGCAACGCACTGTGCAGGGGGTCGGCTCACGAGGCTGGCCCCCTCTCCTGCGAGATGCTATAGTAATCTCACGGGTCAGTCACTCAGCCGGGAGGCTAGCAATGAACACTTTATACGCCGTCACTCCGAGCTTCGGCTACACGCCCTGCGCACCTCGCGTGTACGTCAGAGCCTCTAACTGGCAGGCCGCAGTGACCGTCGCACAAGCCATTACCCCTAACGTTCACAGCTGTCGCCCGACACACTGGCCGGTGGCTCTGGTCACGCACGCACCACCGAACGCAACGGTGCACGGTGCCTGACAGCACGGCAATGCGGGCCGCCTTCGGGCGGCCTTTTTGAGAGGCCCCTCTATCGGCCCTCAAACTCAGACTGCGGGCAGAGAGGGGTGGGAGGGATACCCGCGTAGGGTTGGCATATCTGAACTCGTCAGCGTCGGCGTGGTTGACTTGCCTCCTAGATCCCCGCCGCGCCAGCCCTAGCCAAGAAAAAAAGAGGCCCCTCACGTGCGTGCGCGTCGCGACGCGCGACACGCGAGGCGATGGTTTTTGTTTGGCCAGCCGCCAGACCGCCGGGGATCTAGGAGGCCCGGGAAGTTGATGAAGGGACAGATAGAAAGACCGTAACCGAGGCCCCCGATGCGCTACAGTGGCCAGGCTGCCTTAAGCCCAGCAGCACACACGCTGTGAAGCTCAATCATCTTTAGAGGATAGATCGAGTTCACGTATGTAGTAGTTAGAGAGGAGGGGTTATGGCAGAGAACACCCTTTCGCCGGTAGGGTTCGATTCGAGCAAGATCGTGAAGACGCACTTGGATCCACAAGAGCGCTTCGCCATGGCGTGCATGTTCGGCAACACGCAGGACACGGTGCCGCAGGCTGCGTTCGTGCGATACGTGCTGACAGCTGGTATCGAAGCGCTTGGCTGGACCGAGGATCGCCGCATCAAGGAGTATGCCGCCTACCGGCTCAAGTGCCTGCGGGACGGCAAACCCAACCTGTTCGAGAGCGAGTAGCAATGGTGCGTGGCGCAGGGTGGCGCGAGAAGTTCGCGCCGTGGCTCACGGGCCAGGAAGACGAGGACGGAGAGACGCGCGGCTACTGCCCGCTGCACGAGAACCCGGAGACAAGCCGAACACCCAGCGCCAGCTACAACTTCGGCCAGGGCAAGTTCATGTGCTTCAGTCGGTGCGGCGGGTACAGCGTTGCAGGGCTGGCCAAGATGGTGGACAACGGCGACATGCCAGAGCCCAAGCGACAGCAGGAGCCGCGCGATGAAGTTGCTGAGCGGCGCAAGCGTCGGCGCAAAGCGGATGGTGTGCAGAGTGCAGCGCTGCCCGACGAGCGCCAGATAGACGCGTGGGCGGCGGCCCTCGGTGGCAACCAGATCATGCTGCGGGACATTCTGGCCAAGCGTGGCCTCACCCGCAGTACTCTCCGCAAGTACAAGATCGGGTACGACGGAGAACGAATCATCATCCCGGTACGGGACCCGCTGGGCCAGCTGGTGAACGTGCGCCGGTACGGCATGGGTCTCAAGGCGAACAAGATGCTGAACTGGCCAGGGTACGGGGACGCCACGCTGTGGGGCATGGACGCCCTGAAGATGAAGCGGGTGTTTCTGCAGGAGGGTGAACTGGATGCCTTGCTCCAGCGCCAGTACGGTTTCCCCTCCCTCTCTGCCACCGCAGGGGCGGGGACCTGGTTGCCCGAGTGGAACGTGCACTTCATCGGCAAGATCGTATACATCACATACGACGTGGACCAGCAGGGCGAGCAAGGCGCCCGCAAGGTGGCCAACCAACTCCGCGACGTGGCGGAGGCCGTGCACATCGTGAAGTTGCCGATGACGGTTACCGGCAGTGACCAGACGGATTACTACGTCAACCAGGGCTACGGCAAGCAGAACTTTATCGATCTGTGTAAGACCACTCCGCCGTACCGCGAGCGCAAGCTGAGCCGAGGAAGGGCCATCAAGGAAGTGCCCGAGGTCCGGATGCGGGACAGCTTCGACCCGGCGCTGGTGGACACGCCCGTCAGCATGGTGGCCACCGTGAGCGGCCGTAGTGCCACCCCAACCGTCCTCCCCCGCAGCTACGTGATGAACTGCGGACAGGACTGGCAGAAGCCGAAGTGCAGTGTGTGCCCGATGAACAACCGCTGGGGTGGGGAGCACAAGGGAGAGATCCCCAGCGACGATCGCGTACTCCTACAGATGATGGATATGCCAGATGACAAGCGCCGTGGCGAACTCCTACGTAGTCTGGAAGTCCCGGGTACCTGCCCGCGTGTCGAACTGCACCTGGAGAGTCAGTGGCGTGTTGACGAACTCGCCGTGGTGCCTAACATCGACGACCCGGAAGACAGCGATGGTGACCAGGTCCTCCGGCGTATCTTCAACGTCACCGAACACGGAAAGCTGACTCCGGTCAACACGACGGCGCGGCTTACCGGCGTGAGCACGCCGAACCCGAAGAGCGGGCAGGTGGTGTTCCAGGCGTGGAATTTCGAGGAGACCAAGACTAGCCTGGACCGATTCGAAATGACGGAGGAGTTGCGTGCTGCTCTGGAGGATGTCTTTCAGCCCGGACCCGAGCAGTCCCCAATGGATAAGCTGCAAGAGCTGGCTCGGGACCTGGCTGCCAACGTCACCCACATTTACGGGCGACCCGAGCTCCACATCGCGTACGACCTCGTTTGGCACTCGGTCCTGGACTTCGGCTTCCGGGGTAACCGTATCGGTAAGGGTTGGCTCGAGCTGCTCGTCATGGGTGACACCCGAACGGGTAAGAGTGAGGCGGCAGAACGGCTCCGGCATCACTATCAGTGTGGGGTCCTCAAGAGCTGCGAAGGGGCCACCCTTGCTGGCCTGGTCGGCGGCGCGCAGCAGATTGGCAACAGTTGGGTTATCACCTGGGGAACAATCCCCCTTCAGGATAGAAGGCTGGTGATCCTGGATGAAGTATCCGGCATGAGCGACCGCAACATCATCGAACAAATGAGTGCAGTACGCAGCTCCGGTCGCGCCCAGGTCAGCAAAATTGTCAGCCAGGAAACCTTCGCCCGAACTCGCACCATCTGGATCAGCAACCCAGTTGATGGCCGCCCAATACAAGCGACGAACAATGGGGCCATCGACGCCATCGGCAAACTTATTACGAACCCGGAAGACATTGCTCGTTTCGACTTTGCTCTCGTTGCCGCACAGGAAGACGTAGATAGCAGTGTCATCAACAGTGCCCGACCACCCCGAGCCCATCATCGAGCTACCCGTGAGCTCTCTTCCGCACTTGTCACGTGGGCCTGGTCGCGTCGTCCGGATCAGGTTCACTGGGGCAAAGGAGTCGAGCGCCACGTCCTCGCCACTGCCGAAGCCCTCGGAAGACGCTACATCGCTGATCCACCGCTGGTTCAACCGGAGAACGTAAGGATCAAGCTGGCCCGGCTGGCCGTCGCGGTAGCTACCCGCCTGTTCAGCCACGACGGCAAGGGCGAGGGCGTCGTCGTGTTGAACGAGCACGTTGATGCGGCCGTCCAATTGCTCGACGAGGTGTATGGCAAGCGCTGGTTCGGCTACGCTGACCATAGCAAGAAGGAGATCAAGGCCAGAGAGAACGCACGCCGCTACGAGGTGGAGTGCCGCAACTATCTGGCTGGGCATGAAGGTGTTCTCAGCACGCTGCGTACTGCCATCAACGACAGTCAGTTCCGAGCCCGGGACTTCCAGGAGTTCGGCGGTATGGAGCAGGACACTGCGACGCATGCCGTGGGGCAACTGTTGCGCATGGGCATGGTTCGTAGGCGCAGCAAGGGCTACATCAACATGACCCCGGAGCTAATTCGCATCGTTCGGGATATGGAGGATGATCAGTGAGTCACATAGGCAACTGGATCGCCGTTCGTGGCCGAGCGACGGGGCGGCGCATCAAGGTGACAGAGGTAACCGAAGACGGGACCGTGAAGTTTCGCTATCCCTATAACGGCGGCAACCAGACCTCCAAGATGAGCCTGGAGGCCCTGGTCAAACTATACGAGAGAGACCCCGAATGATGTTCAAGAAGCGCGTGGTGGTGTTCGGTGCTGGTCCGGCCGGGCTGATTGCGGCTCAGGCTGCGGAGGACGCGGGGCGGGAGGTGTTCTTGTTTACCGCCCCTGACGCACGCGGCAACCCTCGCAAGAGCGAACTGCATGGGTGTCAGTACCTGCACGCCCCCATCCCTCGGTTCAGCCGGGATGCCAGCGGTCCGCAACGCTTGGTCAGGTACCACCTTAAGGGGTCTTCCGAGGACTACCGCCGCAAGGTGTACGGCGAAAACTGGGACGGAGAAGTTAGCCCCGACGAGTACGGCCCCGAACAGGACCATTACGCCTGGGACTTGCGGGACACCTACGACCGGCTGTGGGGGGCATGGTTCTCTCGTATTACGGCCATGGATTTGAACCCACGCATGGCCGGTAGGCTCAGCGAGGTTCGCGGGCAGATCTCTCTGTGTACCGTCCCCGCTCCGGCGCTGTGCCTGCACCCCGACGAGCACAAGTTCGTGAGCCAAGGCATCTGGGCCATGGGCAGCCGCGTACCGTCGGGCAACGAGACCCCGGAGAACTACCTCCCGTACCGTGCGCCGGACATGACGGTGGAGTGCAACGCGGAGGTGGCGCCGCGCTGGTACCGAGCGGCCACGGTGTTCGGTCACAGCACCATCGAATGGCCTGCTGGCCCCAAGCCACCCATCAGCGGCGTCGTGGCTGTCAACAAGCCGCTCAGCACCGATTGCACGTGCCACGGGCGGCCGACCTGGCACCGCATCGGGCGGTACGGGGAGTGGCGCAAGGGCGTGCTCACGCATTCGGTCTACGAGCGGGTTAGGGGGCTGCTGAAGTGAAGGCCCGTAACGTAGACCGCATCATCCTTACGCTCATCGCCGTCGGGCTCATCGGCGGTATGACGTACGTGGTGGTGACCAGGTGAAGGCGTGGGAGCTTAAGACCGGCCAGCGCATCCGGCACAGCGTCGAGGTGGTTTACTTGAAGACCATCAGTCACACCATGGGTAACATCATCCACGTTACTGCTCGCCGACCGAACGGGGAGTTGATCAACCTCCAGCTCCTTCGCGAGTGGGACGTGGAGGTCGTGCAATGAAGCCGGTCGTGGCGCTGGACATCGACGGTACCCTGCTGGACTACCACGCGCACTTCACGCGGTTCGCCAACCAGTACTTCGATATCCGGGTGGACCCGAACGGATACGACGCCCGGTTGCCGTTCTACAAGTACCTGGGTGTGAGCAAGACCAGCTACCGCAAGTGCAAGCTCGCGTACCGGCGCGGTCAGCTCAAGCGCAGCCTACCAACCCTCCCCCTCCCCTATCCGCAGGCGAGCGAGCTAACGCGCCAGCTCCGCCGGTGGGGGTGCGACATCTGGCTGTGCACCACGCGGCCGTACTTGAGCCACGACGAGGTTGACGACGCCACGCGCCACAACCTGCGCCGAAATGGAGTGCAGTACCAGGGCCTGATCTGGGGCGAGCACAAGTACCGTGAACTAGTGCGCACAGTGGGTGGTGACAGAGTGGCCGCAGTGCTCGACGACCTGCCGGAGATGTGTAGGCAGGCGGAGGCGCTGGGGTTGCCGGTGGGCTTCGCTCTACGGGCGCACAACGAACGGCAGTACCGGACGGACATTGCGAACGTGTGGCCGCCGGTACGCACGCACGATGAAACTCTCGAATGGCTGCGCAAGCGGCTCGACATATGGAAGGCAGAGCAGCAGCGATGACTATGGAAGAGCTGTTTCAGAACAACGGCTACCGCACTGACCTGGTCGGCCCGGAGGAGCGCTACGTCAGCACCGACGAGCGGGGGCGTAGTGTCATTGGGCCGCGTCGTCATGGGCACCGACCCCGGCGTGGCTGGTGGCGCAATAAGCACACAAAGCAGACCAAGAAAGCGGGAACAGCCGTGCACGACGACACCACCATCGTTATCATCGACCGGAAGGGCGTGGAGGTGGCCCAGCAGGAGCCCGGGCTCAAGGGGTGGGCCGCACACCAGAAGAAGGTGTGGCTGAGCCGGTTCTACGACGCCGGTTGGCACAAGGCCGTGCAGCACACGGCCGTCGACGTCCTCCTGTGGGCTGCGGGGCTCAGCATGGCCGCCGTCATGCTCAAGGGCGCCTGGTGGATCGTGACGCTGTGAAGACTCACGGGTTCGTAGGTAGCGGCCCTGGCTTCAAGTGCCGATACGTCGGCCCCGAAGACACCGACCGAGTGTGCGGCTTGCAGGTTGCAGACCCCATCCACAATGTGATGCCGATCCAGAAGTCTTCCCCCTTCCCCGACCCCATTTTGGTTAGCGGCCAGGAGCCGCAGCACTGGCCCGGCAGCGCCGAGGCTGTCTGGGCGGCACACAGCGCGCTGGTGGCCGACAAGCTCACTAAGAAGAGGGCCTACGGTGATGCCTGGATGCGCCAGGGTTACATGGGCAACCTGGCCCGCATCATGAGCAAGGCGGCTCGCCTGGAGAACATGCTGTGGCGGGATCAGGTGCAAGGGCTGGATTTCGACATCTCCCAGGACGGCGACCAGGAGTCGGTCATGGACACGCTGATCGACCTGTCGGCCATGTGCTCCCTCATGATCGCAAACCTTGAGGACGGTAACCGGTGGGGCAGATAGGGCACAGCGAACCCGGTCGGCGGATTATGCTGCGGCGGCTGTACGCCCGGTACGCGGCCGACAGCACATTGGCCGGAGTGCGCAACGAGGCCAAGGGCGTGCTCGTGCCGGGGGATGGCCCGATGTACCCACGGCTGATGTTCGTGGGAGAGGCACCCGGCGCGCGGGAGGCCGCACTGCGTAAGCCGTTCGTCGGAGCCAGCGGTAACTTCCTCAACGAGCTACTGGAGTCCGTCGGGCTTAACCGCACCGAGATCTACATCACGAACGTCGTCAAGTACCGGCCGCACCTGAACAGGGACCCAACGGACGCCGAGGTGCACGCGGGCATCCCGTACCTCCGCCGAGAGCACCGCATCATCGGTAGGCCGCCGATGGTGATGCTGGGCAAGCATGCGCGCAAGACCGTAGAGGAGGAATACCGCCTGCCGATGGGCCTCACTGTTGGCGAGTGGTTCACCCTGAAGGACGGCACGCACGTACTTCCGCTCTACCATCCGGCCTACGGCATCTACCAGCGCAGCAACCGACCGCTTATGTTCGAACAGTTCAAGAAGGTGCTCGATGCTCCTGAGTGACCGCACCATCGCCAGCCTGCTGGACAGCGGCGACATCAAGATCGTACCCGCTCCGACTAACGAACAGATTCAGCCCATCAGTCTGGACCTCAAGCTCGGCAACAGCTTCGCTCTGCAAACGCCGGAGCCTGGGCAGTGGCACCGGTTCATCGGTGCACACACCGTCGTGCGGCCCGGGGAGTTCCTGCTGGCGTGCACGGAAGAGCGCATTACGCTACCGGCGCACATCGCGGGCTTCGTGCACGGCAAGAGCACCTGGGCGCGTAAGGGCCTGATGGTAGAGGCGGCTGGCCTGGTGGACCCGGGCTTCGACGGCACCATCACTCTCGAGCTCAAGAACCTGAGCCACCACCCCCTCCCCCTCGTCGCAGGGCGGGCCATCTGCCAGCTCAGCTTGCACGCGGTAGACACTGCCGTCGTGCGGCCGTACGGCTCGGCCGGACTGGGCTCGAGGTACCAGAACCAGGTGCGCGCGGAGCCGCCCCGTGCGTAAGCGCGCTGAGCTGCACGCGCACACCACGTTCAGCCCGGGCGACGGGTATGCCATGCCGCAAGCGCACTTCGAGGCGTGCGCAGAGCTCGGCATTACGGCGCGTGCCCTCACCGAGCATGGGAACGTGAGCAGCCATGCAAACGCGGAGCGCGCAGCGGCCAAGGTCGGCGTGAAGGACATCAAGGGCTGCGAGCTCTACTGCGAGACCGAGGATGAACGGGGCCAGCTAAAGCACCACCTGACTGTACTCGCCATGAACGACACCGGCCTGCGCAACCTCTATGAGGTGGTGACGAAGAGCTGGGACAACTTCCGATACAAGCCAACCACCACTGGCGAGATGCTGGCCGAGCACAACGATGGTCTCATCGTGCTGTCGGGCTGCCTCGGCGGCCGGTTGGCTACTGCGGTGATGGGAGGGAAGGGTGGGGAAGAACACGCGGCGGACCTGGAGGCGGGCTCTCGAGTTGCGGGGCAGTTCCGAGAGGTATTCGGTGACCGATACTATCTGGAGGTGCAGGCGCACCCACTGCTCGAAAAGCAGCGTGCGTACAATCGTGCAGTGGCACGTATTGGCCAACGAATGCGTATACCACTCGTGGCAACCGGTGACGTGCATTACCCGACGGAGGATGACCAGGACATCTACCCCATCCTCCACGCTATCGACCGGGGCGGCTCGCGCAACACGGTTGAGGCGCAGGCGCAGAGCTGGGAGTACGGTCTGGTACTTGCGCACCAGTCAGCTGACGCTGTATATGAGGGGCTCAGAGAAACTGGCCTACGCAGCTCGGTGGCGGATAGCGCTATTGAAACCAGCCTCGAGATATCGGACCGTTGCAACGTCACTCTCCCGAAGCTCAAGGACCTGGTGTTCCCCGGGGAGGCACCGAGCCGGGAGCTGTTCATGCAATGGCTCCGGGAGGGTTGGCGGTACCGGGGGCTGAACCGGCTTACCGGGGCTACCCGCAAGGCGTACCTGGCTCGTCTGAAGTATGAGACAGAACTCATTCTGTCGAAGGGCTTCACCGACTACTTCTTGGTCATCAGCGAGATGGTGAAGTGGTCCAAGCAGCACGGCATCCCCGTCGGCCCGGCGCGCGGCTCGGCCGCTGCGTCGCTGGCGTGCTGGCTGCTGCGCATCACCGAGGTCAACCCAATGCTGTTCCCCAACCTCATCTTCGAGCGGTTCATTGACATCAATCGGCACGACCTGCCGGACGTTGACCTTGACTTCGACGACGAGCTGCGGCACAAGGTGCGCGAGCATCTGGTAGAGCTGTACGGCGCAGAGCGCGTGGGTAACATCGGAACGTTCACCATGTACCGGGGCAAGAACAGTCTAGAGGACGTGGCCCGGGTGTTCAACATCCCGAAGACTGCGGTGGAGGAGGTGAAGGGAGGGCTGCTGGAGCGTTCTTCGGGTGACCTGCGGTACGGCCAAACCATCGAGGACTCCCGCGCGTTGTTCCCCAAGGTCGAGGCGGTGTTCACCAAGTACCCCGACCTCAACCACTCACAGCGGCTCGAGGGCAACGTCAAGGGCTTCAGCGTGCATGCGGCCGGGCTGGTGGTGGCCAACGGCTCGCTGACCGAGAACCTGGCGGTGTACAAGCGCGTTGACCCGAAGGGCAACGTCATCGGCGAGGTGCTCAGCATTGACAAGTACGACGCTGAGTACTTGAACGTTTTGAAGATCGATGCGCTGGGCCTGACCACCATGGGCCTCATCCGACGGGCGCTGAACTACATCGGAATGACGCTGGAGGATTTGTATGCTGTCCCGCTGGATGACGAGAAGGTCTACGAAGGTTTCCGGCGGAATGAGGTCATTGGCATCTTTCAGTTTGATGGGCGTGCCATGCGTTCTGTCAACCGAGAAGTCAAGCCGGACACGTTCGCAGAGGTCTGTGACATTAACGCTTTGGCTCGGCCCGGTCCGCTGCACTCTGGAGCGGCTGCCGAGTACATCATGGCCAAGCACAAGAAGAAGATGGTGGAGAAGCTCCACCCCATCGTGACCGCCATCACCGCGCACACCAACGGGCAGATCGTTTACCAGGAGCAGATCCTGCGGGTAGTGCGGGAGCTCGGCGGGTTCACGTGGGAAGAGGCCGCCCTGGTCCGCAAGCTCATCAGCAAGAAGCAGGGCGAGCAGGCGTTCAACCGGCTCATGGGCAAGTTCCTCGAGGGCTCCCGGGCCAAGGGCGTCAAGGACGCGGTGGCGGCCAAGGTGTGGAAGCAAATCGTGACCGCTGGCGCGTACGCCTTCAACGCCGCGCACTGTGTCTCGTACGGGATGCTGGCCTACTGGACCATGTGGCTAAAGCAGAATCATCCGCTGGCCTTCTACGCGGCAGCCCTGGCCAAGTACAAGGACGAGGACAAGGTGCTGGACATCCTGAAGGAGGTGACCGGCAAAGGTATCCGTGTACTCCCGCCGCACCCCGAGCTCTCGCATCTCACGTGGAGCATCGAAGGCGACGCCCTGCGGGCTGGCCTGGTGCAGGTGAAGGGCATCGGCGAGAAGACGGCCGAGCTGATGCTGGCACATCGCGATGCATGCGGACCACACAGTATGATCGACTGGGCCGACTACACCGCCGTCAAGGGTATCGGCCCGAAGACCATGGAGACGGTGCAGGAGTTCTGCGCCAAGGAAGACCCGTTCGGTATCCACCAGCTGCGTCGGTCGCTGGATCGCATGCGCTGGTGGATCAAGGAGAAGGGGGCCAAGTTTGACCTCCCCTACCCTTCCTCCCGCAGTGAGGACATCCCCTACGAAGCCATCCGGGGCGAGCACGTCTGGCTGGGCCGCATCGTGCACCGCAACCTGAAGGACATCTACGAGCTGCACCGCTCGCGGACCGGCGAGGAGCTGGACCCCAAGAAGGTCAAGGAGCCGCAGTACGTCAACTACGCCGTGCTAGTTGGCGAAGATGAGACCGGTCCGTTGACCATCACGGTGCACCGGTACGGCGGGTTATACGAAAAGTTCAAGGACGACATCTGGGACATCGACCAAGATAAGGACCTGGTTCTGGTTCGCGGCTACAAGCGGGCCGAGTACCGCCGAGCCATCTATGCCACCGAGCTACACGTACTGACGGGAGAATGATCATGGCAAAGTTCAGCGAGCACGGGGTGGCCTACCTGACCGAGCCACGCCCGGGGGTACCGCAGGCAGCGGAGCCGTTCTACTGGGACCGCCGGTTGTCAGTGGCTGCCAACGTCGGAGCCATCCAGCACTACATCAACAAATACGAGCGGATGCTGCCCAGTAGTAATCTGTTCGACGAGGCGGCCATCATGGTTCCGAACAGGGCCGTGGAAGAGCGGCTTTGCAACGAACTGACGCTGGGTGGCTGGCATGAGTTCAACAGCGCCTACGATCTGGTGCACACCAGCCCGTTCGGCACGCGGTACATCGTGACGTACAAGTTCTACCGGCACTCCGCCGTGCCGTGGCGGCTGGAGGTCATGCGTCTGGGGCACAAGGCCACCGGTGATGGCCTGGCTGGTTTCAGCCCGTTGCATCAGGCCCTATGGACGGACGGAGACACACCGGCGTGGGAGGATTGGGCCGAGCTGCCAGTGCCGCACCTGAGCTTCAAGCCGGTGGGGCAGGATGCGGGGAGAGCTGCCCGGCGGGCGCTGGACCACATGCGTAACGAGATGGGCTTCCTGCTGGCGCAGGGCTGCCAGTCCACGTACGGCGAGTTCTGGTACCTGCTGCACCAGGACGCCCCTCGCCAGCTCTACATCAAGCCGCGCATCAACCGCAGGGACGGAGCGTGACGCCGCACGAACAGTGCCCGCTCAAGGAGAAGCACGGCTATCACGAGTGGTACAAAGGACCTTTCCGACGTCAGTGCAAGGGGAGAAAGAAGGCAGCCAAGTGAACAAGATTCTCGTAGTGGGGGCACGGCCCCGGTCTATCGGCAGCGCCATCGCCAAGGTTGCCGAGAGCAAAGAGTACGAAGTGGTGCTGGCCGGTATCCACAACGAAGACGTGAAGATGGATGTGGTGGCCGACGCCATCGGCAGCTTGCGGGAAAAGCTGGTGCGCATCAACCCCGACCACATCATCTGCACGGTCGGCATGAACATGCCCGAGTCCGCCATGGCCGACGATCCGGCCGACTGGTACCGCTGGCACTTCGAGACCAACGTGACCGGTCCGATGCGGTTGTTGCAGGCGTGGACCGACGTGAACAAAGACCGCAGCATGCTCAAGCACTACGTCGCCATCAGCAGCAACAGCGCCCGAGTGCCGCGCACCGCTTCAGCCGCGTACTGCGCTAGCAAAGCGGCCCTCTCGCAGGCCCTGCGGGTGAAGGCGCGGGAGGGAGAAGGCGGCGACAAGTGGGGAGTCGTGGTCTACGGCTACGAGCCTGCGCTCATCGCCGCGACGCCCATGACCGAGGAGGCGGCCCACAAGTGGGGTGCCGACAACCTCACCCGCATGCGCGGTTCTGGGCTGGCAAGGGGCATCTGGGTCGGCTCTTTTGCCCAGTACGTAGTGCACGGCCTACATCTCGGGCCTGCCATGAACGGCATGCTGGTGCCGTTTGATGGGGATGAGCGCTGAACGGCCCGTTAGGGTTGCGGTGGGCAGTTTGGTGTGGCAAGGTTTGCCCCGTGAAACTGGTACGCGACATCGCATGCTTCCTGGCTTTGCCTGCCGGTCTTGTGCTGGGGCTGGCAGGCCACATGGTGAGAGTAGCGGGGTAAGGCCCCCCGACCCGCTCTCTCCGCAGGGTTGGCCCACCCTGCGACCCCTGCTAGCCGCCGCCCGTGGAGGGATGGCGTGGGATTACTGCCCGTTCGAGTCGGGCCAGGGGTACGACGCCGCACAGTGCGGCGCGATTGAAAGGAACGCAGTGAACAACGAAGAGACCATGATCGTGATGACCAAGGACCAGCTCGCGGCGACCAAGAAGAAGGGTCGTCGCATCCTCGGCATCCCGGCCATCATCGCCGCCCCCATCGCGGCCGTTCTCGCCTTCGGCGGCGTCGCCCTCGCGGCGATCCTGTTCAGCATGACCGGCTCGGCCACGGCGCAGGCCGACAACGGCACCACCCCGACCATCTCCGGCGAGCACTTCAGCGGCAAGTTCTACCCCGGCGCGGAGCGGGACCTGATCTTCACGGTCAACAACACCAACGAGTTCCCGGTCAAGGTCACCAGCATCGCCGCGACCGGCATCTCGGACCTGACGGCGGGCTGCGAGGGCGGCGCCAAGCTGAGCGGCTTCGCCACGGCGTTCAACCAGGACAAGGCGCTGGCCGGTGGTGGCGTCACGGTTCCGGCCGGGGACTCGGCCGTCGTGACCATCCCCAAGGCGGTCAAGCTGCACCCGTCGGCGACCGCCGGGTGCGGCTTCAAGATCAACCTCAAGGTAACCGGCTCCGGCGCGGGAAACTAACCGGGCTCGCTCGTACCGGCGGCAACCTCTGGCCGCTTGCGGCAGCTGGAGTCGCGCTGGTACTGGCGGGTGTGCTAGTTCGAAGGGTAGGGTTTGGTCATGGGTAGTAAACCACCGAAGACACCACCGTCAAGGCCGATTCGCCAACCCGCCAAACCGCAGTACCCGAAACCGGCCCCCACCCCTCGGCCAGCGCCGAGGCCAGGGCCCAAGAGGTAACACGCGGGGTCGGCCGCCACCGGCCCCGCTTACGCCCCGAGCCAGCTAACACCTGGGCAGGAAACCAGCGGTTCGAATCCGCCGAGGGGCACGCAGTACCACGACTACCCGGGAGGGTGTATGGCTATCTTCGATTTCGTTTTCAGGAGCGTTAGAACCGGGGACAAGAACACCGGCGGCTCGTACAACATGACCACTGGCAAGATTGTGCACCCACCCAAGGGCTCGGGCAAGAAGGCGCCGGTGGTCAAGGCCAAGATGCAGAGGCGAGAAAAGTGAGCGCAGGACAGATTACCGACCACCCGTACATCGGCGAGCTGGGCCCGGGAGGCTCTTGTCAGTACGTGCACCGAGAGCGCCGGGGTGCGGGTAGCGATCCGTGGTGGGAGGAAACCTTCTGCGGACGGCAAGCCATGGACCACTCCGAGGCGTACCAGAGCGACGAGCAGTTCGCTGCGCTCAAGAGCGATCTGGATCGGCACGAAGCAGTACGTAAGGCCACGATGAAAGGTCAGCTGGTCCGGAAGGCCGACGTGGCGCAGTACGAACGGCCGCCGATGCCGGATGCCGCTCGGCGCGGTCCGGTGGTGACCCTCATCGACGCTCCCGTGGATCCACTGGGCACGCTGGCCGTGATCGGCGGTATCTACACCGGAAACGTCTATCGGTCGAAGGCCGAGGTTACCGACGAGCAGCGCCGCGCGATGCTGGCGGAAATGCAGGCGACCGTGCTCAACGGTCCGCTAGAGTCCATCGTGTTCACCTTCCTGGTCGAGGGCGTAGGGCGGGACATCACGCACCAGATGGTGCGCGGGCGGTTCGCCTTCTACGCGCAGGAGTCGCTTCGCTTTGCGGTGGCGGAGGACTGGGCGCAGGAGGTGCCGCTGCCGCCCTCCCTGGCCTCCCTCCCGCAGGACCACCCCGCTGTCGGGGTGTGGCTCAAGGCGCTGAACGGTGCCGAGGACTCCTACGCCGCGCTCATCGGTGCGGGCATACCTGCGGAGGAGGCGCGCAAGGTGCTGCCGCACGCTATCACGACTAGGTTGCACTGGGTGGTCTCGCTGCGCACGCTGGTGCAAGAGGCGGGTAAGCGCACGTGCACGCAGGCGCAGTTCGATTGGCGGCAGATCTTCGGTGGCGTGGCCAAGGAGTTCCGGGAGCGCAGTGTGTTCTCAGGTGTGTACGACGTGCCGTTTGACGGGGCACCAGGAACAGCTCCTATGAACGACGCATGGCAGTACAAGGCGTTCGCCGACCTGATGCGGCCGGTGTGCTACCAGACCGGGTCGTGCGGCTTCATGGCTAAGTTCGACCGGGGCTGCACCATCCGTTCGCGGGTGGACAAGCTCGAAGCTTTGGGCGTTCCGAGCAGCGAGTGGCACAACGGATGGACCCCGCCGGACAATGAGGCGGGTCCCGGTGTGGCTCCTATCTGGCCCGAAGAGTGGGCGGCGGACCCTGCGGCGGCGAGGGTCAGGGAGGAAGACTGATGAACGGCAACCAGCAACGCGAGGCACTGGCGAGCGGGCAGCCCGTTCTCGAAGGACCGGAACCCGTTCGTATGGTTCCTGCCAACAAGCACCAGCCCGGCGGCAAGAGGATCCCGTCCGTCATGGTGGAAATGATGACTGGCATGATCCAAAACGGCATCGAGTTTGAGGTCTCTGTCAGCTCTGAGTTCCCCAACTACGATGGTCAGTATTACGCCATGATGACCTGGGGGAGCATGCTCGGGAAAAACTTGGCCAAGTGCACGTGCGAGGGGGAGTAGTGGCCACCCTGCTCGGGGCCCAGAAGGCGCTGGAGTCCGGTCGGGCGATGCACCCCGGAGAGGTGGCCCTGCTGCTGCGCTTCAACCCCAAGACGGTCAGCAGGTGGTGCAAGGACCGCAAGGTCCCGGCCTTCCAGACTCCCGGTGGACACTGGCGTATTCCTGCCCAGGTGGTCCGAGACATGTTGAACGGAAAGATCGAGTGGAACCGGGAAGAGATTGACCAATGGGCCAACCAGCCCTGGCTGAGGGGGAAGCCGTGATCAAGAAGCATTACACCGTCACCGTTCAGGTGAAGGAGGTCACCCCGGGCTACATCGAGGGGACGGGATCCAACGCCGTCCGGCACGACCGAGCGGTCGAGGACGTGATCAACATCTCGGTTCGGGCGGAGGACGAGGAGGATGCTGTGCGGCTCGCCATGCAGCAGCTCACGGCGCTCGGAGGCCGGTCGTGAACAAGCAGGAGGCGCTGGAGGCGCTGCTTGAGGAGTGCCGCCTATACGAGCAGCCGCATGAGGAGACCCGGTTGGTTGACCCCAGCTCGGTGCATGACTACGTGCTGGACCGCGCACGCAAGCTGGAGACCATCGTGGCCACCGGCGGGGAGCCGGACCAGCTGTACGACCGGGTGCGGGCCGTACTTATCTCGTTGGCCGGTGGGGCCTTGTACCTACTGGTGGACGAGGTGGAGGTGGTGGAGACCCGGTCGCTGGAGGATTGGCTCGCCGATGTGGACCCGCTCGGGAAGAGGGACTGATGCCGAAGCTCGTGCAGTACAAGGTCAAGGTAGAGACGCGCGTGGTGGTTCTGGCAGACAACGAACCGGTGGCTGAGTACATCGTGGCTGCGGACAGCGACAAGCAGTGGAGCGACCGGCCCGGCGCTATCCCGAATCTGGTCGAGGTCGCCATGACCAAGAACGTGCGGCAGACCAAGGTGATGGCGGCAGCCGTCGAGAACAACGAAAGGAGTCGATTGAAATGACCTGGGACCAGGTTTTCATGGCCGTGGTGCTCATCGGCTGGACGGGGTTCGTCGCCGCGTTCGTCAAGGCCGTCAAGGCGGGGGACAAGAAATGAGCGTGGGCGTGAGCGGTCGTCGGCACGTGTTCATCGGTACCGTCGGGGAGCAGTGTGAGAACGAGGCAAGCGAGTGCGGGCTGAACTACTCGGCCTCGTTGCACTACAACGATGACGACCACCCTTACGACCCGCCTTCAGAAGCGGAGGGCTGGGCTGCCTGTCAATGGCGTATGCAGAACGTGCCCGCTGGTCTCACGGAGCTCTACTGCCTGCGCGAGGAGGCGGACGCCGTGCACCATCACGACGACGAGCCGGTGACGGAGCGTATCGAGATGCCGTCGGCTGGTCGGCCGGTCATGGACGTGCCGTACGAAGACGGTGCGATGGGGGACGCCGGTTCGTGGGCCGCCCGGATGGCGGAACGCGTCGAGGGGATCGTGAGCGGGCTGCGTGTCTCGCCGGGGGAGATAGGGATCCCCGTCGGGAAGGAAGGCTCGGCCGCCCGGGCGCGCTGGAACCTGGAGAACGCGGAGCCGGTGAAGAGTGGCCCGTGGTCGGTCCGGCAGTGGTACGCCCCGGACGGCGGGCTGCCGGAGGACTGGGAGGAACCCGGGGAGCTCATCTGCGCGCTGAACGTCCTGGGGGAACCCTTCACGGTGGAGACGTGGTGGGCGGACAGCTCGACGCGTATGGTCCGCGTGGTGTGGGGTGCGCTGTACGGCGTCGGAGATAAAATTTTCCCGATGGTGGAGTCGTGGCCGGAGGGGTAGGGGTCGTCCGGTGGGGTGTGCGTGAGGGGTCGTCCGTCGTAGTGGTGGCGGACGGCCTCTCGGCCTTTCAGCGAGAGGCGCGGTTGCGCGCGGCGGGGGTTGCGGCGCAGGCGTGTTGGAGCGTGCGAGACGGCGGGGATGCCTGGCATTTGATCTCGTGGGAGTCGCCGTTGCGCCCCGACCCCGCTCCGCCCGCAGGACCGACGCAGCGGCCTCAGATACCGCTTGGCCCTAGTGGTTTCGGGGAGTCGGTGAGTAGATGGCTTGGCGTGGCGTACGGGGCCGATAGCGTCGGTGTTGGTGGCGGGTGGCGAAGGTGGCTGCGTCGTAGTAACGGGCAAAAGGGGCGATAGTGGGCGGCGCGTTGGTAGTCGTGTGGGCCGACCCGGGGGTCACGACCGGGTGGTCGGTGCATCGAGTGGTCATCTCGGACCTGCTCGTGCACGGGCAGGTGGGAGTGATCTCGCGGATGTGGTATCGAGTGGGGCAGTTTCGTTCGCCGTCTACTAGTGCGGCCGTGGACTCGTATCTGG